CCCAACATCAGAGGCAACAGGAACTGAGCGTGTATACTATGCACGTCGTGTTCTTTCTGTACAACAGTCACAGTTCTCTTTAGCTCGTAACGCAGCATCAACATTCCCAGTAACATTCCGTCTGCTTCCAGACGGTGCTTCTGCAAACGTTGGTCAGGAATACGGATTTATTGTAGACCGTGTTCTAACAGTATAATTAATATAAATTAATTAATAGAACCCCCCAAGTAATTGGGGGGTTTTCTATTGCTCTGGTATTTTGAATATGATACAATAATTAAGACTAGATCCTAGGAGGATTAAATGGCAACAACAGTATACGATGTTGAAGAAATTCAGCTACAGAATGGCGCAACGGTTAAGCTTAAGCCTTTAACAATTAAAGAGCTTCGTGAGTTTATGAAGGTCATTCAAAGAACACAAGAAGTAACATCAGAAGATGAAACACTAACAATCCTTATTGAGGCTTGTGGAGTAGCATTAAAGAAGCAGCTCCCAGATCTCGTAGCAGACAAAGACGCATTTGAAGACACACTTGACGTTCCAACTATCAACCGCATCCTAGAAGTTTGCGGAGGAATTAAGATGGACGACCCAAACCTACTAGCGGCAGCGGTTCTGGCTGGTCAGAACTAGATCTAGCCGCTTTAGAGGGAGAGGTTTTTCTTTTAGGTAATTGGAAAAATTACGAAGAACTAGAAGATAGTCTTTCAATGCCAGAGATGGTCCAGACTTTTAAGTCAATGCAAAAAACGGAATCAGAGAAAAGGCAGTTCTTAGCTTCGATTCAAGGTGTTGAATTAAATGAAAGCAGTAATAACGAGGAGGGTTCTTCCTTCGAAGATATCAAACGTAGAGCAATGGGAATTAATGCATCAGCAGATGATGTTGTTTCTTTACAAGGCTCATTTGCATCAGATGCAGGGTTTGGAATTGGAGCGGGGCTAGGATACTTTAAAGGGTAAAATATATACATGGCAGATAATTTAATCACTACCAACATTACCGCCAACGCAGACTTCACGAGTTTAAGAACTCAGCTGGCTGGGGTTACTGCCCAACTCGTAAAACTGCAAGAAACAACGGCGGGAACTAACGCCAAGCTTGCAAATCAAATTGCAGTAATGAATAAGTCCTTCGCAGAAACTATGCGATCAACAGGACAGTTTTCATCACACTTTGTATCGCTCACGTCAGACGTAGAAAAATTTGGTAAGAACCTAGATAGAGGAAGACTTAAGCTAGGAGAGTACTACAATGCCTGGAGTGGGCATACAAGGAGAACAAGTACATTAATTAAAGACCTTGCTAAACAGCAGGTTATGCTTGAACAAGCAATAGTTCAGCCCGTTGGTAAAAACGCACAGGGCTTGATGCAATACAACGTAATGGTTGCAAAGGGATTAGATGAAGTAAAGAATAAGACAGCTATTGCAAGACAAGAGCTAGCCATCATGAACAAGGTTATGCTAGATGGATCTAATCAGCTTATTAACTGGGGTAAGAATACTCAGTGGGCTGGTCGTCAGTTAACAGTTGGCCTAACTGTACCACTAGCAGCATTTGGCATGGCTGCACAAAAAGCTTTTAGAGAAGCAGACGAAGAATTAGTTAGATTAACAAAGGTTTATGGAGGATTGACTGCTGTATCCGCAGCAGAATTGGCCAAGGTTAGAAAAGATGTTTCAGCAACCGCAAAAGAAATTGCTGGATCATATGGTCTTGCTTTTAAAGATACAATAGCACTAGCAGCAGATTTAGCAGCAACAGGACAAGAAGGAAACGATCTTTTAAATGCAACAAGAGAAACATCAAGACTTTCAGTACTTGGAGAAATTGATAGACAAGAAGCAATCAAAGCAACCCTTGCTATTCAAAATGCTTTTAAAGAAAATACAGATCAGCTTGCAGAGTCTATTAACTTTCTTAACGCAGTTGAAAACCAGACATCTACCACCCTGCAAGATTTAGTTGAAGCAATTCCAAAAGCGGGTCCAGTAGTTAAGTCTTTGGGCGGAGATGTTCAAGATCTAGCTTTATATCTTACTGCTATGAAAGAAGGCGGAGTAAACGCATCAGAAGGCGCTAACGCAATCAAGTCAGCAATGGCATCAATGATTAACCCTACAAAGGTTGCAAAAGAACTATTTTTTGGATTTGGAATTGATTTAGATAAAATTGTAACTTCTAATGCAGGTAATTTAACACAAACTATTTTAGACCTTCAGTCAGCCCTAGATACCCTAGATCCTCTAAGTAAATCAAGAGCAATTGAACAATTGTTTGGTAAGTTTCAGTATGCAAGACTTTCAGCACTCTTTGAAAATATAGGAAAAGAGGGATCTCAAACTGTAAGAGTTATGGAATTAATGGGAGCAACCTCAGCAGAGCTTGCAGGAATTGCTGAACGAGAATTATCTATGATAACCGAGTCGGCTTCTGGAAAATTTAAAAGAGCCATGGCATCAGTTCAAGCAGATCTTGCAGGAGTTGGAGAGCAGTTTTTAAAAATTAGCACAAAGGTTTTAGAAGTAGTAAGCGGAATAATTAAGTTTTTCCAAGGACTTCCAGGACCAGTTAAAACATTTCTAAATGCACTTGGTGGATTGACTGCATTTGCGGGACCACTAATTATGTTAACTGGTGTTATGGCCAACTTTATTGGTTATGTTACCAAGGGAATTTTTTCTTTAAGACAAATGGCTACAGGAGGAAAAGGGTTTAAACTACTTACTCCAGAAATATTAGCAGCAGACGCTGCTGCAAAGGGATTAAGCACAACGTTTTACAGCGACGCAGAAGCTACTGTTGTTTTAACAAACGCAGTCAATACTCTTGCTGCATCTTTTGATAGTCTTGAAATGAAAGCAAATGCAGCTAAGGTTGCGGTTCAGCCAGGAATTGCTACAATAGCTGGCAATGTAATTGCTTCGGGAAACCCAACTGGAAGAATAGTTGATAAAAACAATCCGTTAATTGGAGACCCATACTCAAGGGATATGTCTCATATGATCCCTGCTGGAAGTCCTCAAATGGGAACTATATTTGGAACAGTTCCAGGAGCGGGTCCAGTAAACGTTAGAGTTGGAAAAAATCCACAGGCGTATATGGACACAGATTTGCCAAAAATTCCAGGCGTTACTTCTGTCAATGGAATTTCAACAGGAATTGTTTCTCAAGAAGCAGCTAAATGGCATGCAATGACAGCAGCAATAGCAATGCAGTCAGAGGCAGAAATTAAATTATTAAAAACAGAAGTAATGGCAACTGGAACAATTACATCAAGCCTGTCTGATTCTTATCAAGCCCTACTTCCAGAATTTTCAGAAATCACAAGTATGGCCGCACAGGAAACAGCTTTAATTGTTAAGCAGCTACAACAAAGTAAATTAACAGCAGATGAAGCAAGACTTAAAGTAATCCAATTAAATGCAACAGTTGAAGCAATGCTTGCTGAAACAGCTCAGAAGATTGCAGCTGGACAAGGAAGAACTGTAAACCTAACAACAGTTCCATTAACATCTCAGCCTGTAGTAGACCCAGCTACTGGAAAATCAAATATGAAAGAAATGTTCCACAAGGGCTCTACAAAAGAAATAGCGGACAGAATTGCAAGAGCTTTAGGTGGAGTTAGAACATCTGGCGCAGGATATAATATTCAAACAACAAAGCCTAAATTTAATAAGGGCGGAATAGTTCCAGGTACAGGTAATACAGACACCTACCATACAATGGCAGAACCTGAATCATTTGTAATCAACAAGGCTTCAACAGAAAGAAATATGCCAACAATTAGCAAACTACTTGGCGGCACACCAACGTTTAGAAATACTGGAGGAATGGTTCCAGTAGTTTTAACTCCTGGAGAAGCAGTCATCCCAGCAAAAATTGCTAAGCGTAATCCAGAATTAATGTTGCAGCTAAATGGAGGCCCAGGAAACACTACTGGCATGGGAAGAAATAAGGGCGGTAAGGGTAAAGCTACAAAAGCAGAACTAGATGATGCAGCCAAAAAACTTCTTGCTAAAGCCTTAAAGGTAGATCAAAGAATGTTTGATTCGCCAAATTGGGAACAAGAAGTTAGACTAAGACACATAATGCATGATGCTGGTGTATATAATAGCTATGCAGGTTTTGACGAACAAACAGCAATCAATATGGCAATAGAAGATTACGATACAGCCTGGGCAAACTCTATTAAAAAAGACGGGCATCTAGACATGAAAAAGTGGATGCAAGAAAGAATGCGTATTGCAAGATCAAGAGATTCACAAGTAAGAAGAATGATAAGGCTAGAGATTGATTCAAAGGAAGGCCCTAGAGCTGGATTTACTCAATATAAAGCTTTCCAGAAGTACCGTGGTCAAAGCGGTGAAAGATTTAGACCAACAAGTAATTTGATTGGTGAATTTAGAGCAAGAGCTAACGAATTTGGCGGAATTGGTTTGTTTGATAGTACATCAGACAAGCTATTTAAAAATGGCATAGAAGGAACTGTATCAGAGCATACAGCAAGAAGATCATTATGGAGAGACACAAGAGGCAAAGTGTTTAGTCTTGCTGGAAATCTTGGAATGGCTATGCTTGGCGAAAAGGAAATTAATCAGCTTACTAACGAGTTAAACAGAGGCACTCGTGGTGTTGTTCCAGACATGCTCACAATGACAAATAAGGGCGTTGATCTTAAAAGAGCATGGAATGCTAAAAAAGGAATTGGTTCAAATAAAGCAGAAGCTATTGCATTCTTAAAGAGAGCAATGCAAGGGTTGGTAGATAGAAGATCGGGATTTAGACCAAACAACACAATGTTTGCTCATGCAGGATTCAATGAGGGTGGACAGATCCCAGGTCAATTTGCACAAAAACTATTTGGCGGAGGAAGAGCAATGTTCCTTGGAATGCCTAGAACTATTAAGCAGGTAGAAGCTCAAAGAGCAGCAAGAGCATCTATGGAAAAAGCAAGCCAAGCAGTTAAGGATTCTAGATTTAGCAAAACTCCAGTAACTGATTACGATGAGCTTATAGAGCCAACCTCTGGAAGAAGTTTTCCAGTTTCTGGAATTGGTGGAGTATACAATAAAAACGGAGAAAAAGTTTTTGTTAAGCCAGTCCTCGATGAAAAGGCAGCGCTTGCTGAAATAAGAGCAACTCAAATCGCTCGTGAAGTTCATGGCTTGCAAACACCTGATCAAAGAATTGTAGTTATGAGGGACCCAACTGATCCAAAGGGTTCCAGAACATTGCTAGCATTAGAATCTAAATATAATCCTGCTATTGCAAATCAAGACGGCAAGTTTAATGAAGATCAATATTTTAGACAGCTAGTTGCATCTGCATTACGTGGAGACAAGGATTTAGGAAGAGGTAATCTTTCAGGAAATATTCTTGCAGATGTTGGTACAGCTGGAGTATTTGCAACAGCCTCTGGCCCAAGAGATTACTCTGCAACAATTCCTTCATTTAAGCATCAAGCAATGGTTAATTTAATGGGAGTAAAGGGAAGTGGAGCAAAGAAGTTTTTTGCCGAATCTACCGTAGATATTCCGATGGGCATGACTGCTGATCAATATAATGATCGCATGCTTGACGAGATTAATAGGGCCTTGCCTAAGTTAAAACAAACTATTTCAAGGTTTCCTGATTTAACTTCAGAAGAAAAGTCTATTTATAATGCAATGATTGCAAGACTAGAAGATGCAAGAAGGAAAACATATGGAGACCTTCATGGAATACACTCATCATTAAAAATAGCGCCAGAAAAGACTATGACTCCAGCTGCTATTGCTAAAATGATTGCTGCGGATGAACTTAAGCGCAGACAGCGTGGTCACTCTGTTAGCCTTTCAGACAATAGTTTTAAAACTGAAGCAAATGGATTTAACATCGGAGGAATGATTGGAAATGTTCTTAAGGGTAGAGCAATGCACAGAATTGGTGCAGGCTTTGGTCCAACAGGTGCTCCTAAGCCAAGCATGTACGAGTCAGCTCCATGGGGAGTTAATTCATTATCAATTGAAATGGCAGAAAAGTTATTTGCAAGTAGTGGATTAAGAAAAAATACTCAAAAGCATTTGTACGATAAGTTTGCTGCCGCATTAGCAAAAGAAAAGCCTTACGGTTATGTTAAAGATGCAAAGGGATCTTTGAAGAATGCACTTGAGCCACATATTTTAGACTCAGTAATAAGATCAGCAGCTTCCGACCTTATTTCTGATAGAAATGTATCTAAGCAGTTGTCTCCTATAGACAGAGACATATTAAAGAAAAAGTATTTAAACTGGGATTCTAAAAAAGATACTCCATTGACAGAGTCTTTAAAGCAAATTATATTTGGATTAGAAAAAAGAGAAATGGGCGGACCAGTTAATGCTGGACAGCCATACATTGTAGGAGAAAAGGGTCCAGAAATATTTGTTCCTAAAAACGCAGGAGGCATTGTTCCAAACGGATACATGGATGGCGGTAGCGTTAAAAATGGATACATGAAGGGCGGCATGGTTGCTATGGCTGCAGCTTCGTTAGTTCCAATGGTTCTTTCTAGTAAAATTGCTAATCCTTTGCTTCAAACAATAATGCAGACACTTTCATTTATCATACCTCAAATGATGATGACAGCAATGATGCAGACAAAGGTTGAAGGCAGCCAAGGGCGAGTTGGAAGATTAATGTCTAAGATTCCAGACAGCGCAAAAACTCCTATGTTTTCTACAGCACGAGGAACAGACGGAAAAATTTTAAGCGCTTATGGAGCAGGTCTTCAAAATGCTGCTAAAAACGGAAACTTATTGACAAGAACACTTGCAAGAGTTGGAATGGGTATTACAAGATTAAATGTTGGACTTGCCGTAGCAACTGGAGCTTTTATTGCTATTAATAAAAGAATAAGAGATCACAATGAGCATTTAAGAATTGGCGTTACTCAATACGGACTAACAGAAGAGGCTGCTAAAAAAGCAGGACTTAAGTTTACTGATTACAATTCAAAGCTTGCAGATACTGTAAAAAGCATAGAAGCAATAAGAGAAAGAAATCAATTCTTGTTTGAAAGCTTGCAGGATGCTGGCTTGCCTATATCCATGACAATTGAAGAGTATAAGAAGCTTAAAAAAGAAGTTAAGGAAGTCTATACAGACCAAATTAAACTAATTAATCAGTCTAAAGAAAGTGAATTGCCACAGGTAGCAATAGATATTAAGACTGCGCTAATGGCTGCTGGAATGTCAGCAGATGACGCAAGTAAAAAAATATTTGCAATGTTTAAGCTTTCTGAAAAGGGAGAAAAGGCTGGTGCATTTACTGTAGGTAATCGTGCATTTAGAAACATTAGGACAGGACAAGATGCAGCAGTAGCTGCAATAAATACTTACACAACCGCTTCAGATGGACGTGAAAAAGCACAGGCAGTCAATACAGGTCTAACAGCTATCGACGCTGGAATTATAGATATGATTGAACAAAGTAAAAAAGCTGCAAGAGCAGACAAGACAGGCAACACACAAGTATTAACTCAGTATCAAGCACAGGAAGCAATGCTTAAGAAACTAAATCAGCTAGAGTCTTCTAAGGCTGTCTTAACCGCAAAAACTAGAGCAGAAATGATTAAGCAAAATCCAGAACTTAAAAAAATTATCAACCCATTAGATACAGTTGTTAGCTTATTTGAAAAAATGAATCTTGCAGCAAAAGGATTTACTGGAGACCTTTCAAAGTTGGGTGCAGAAGCAGTAAGCACACTTTCTAGAATTGCTGATTCAGTTTCTGAATCAACCATTACGGCAAATAAGGTTGGAATACTAGAAAAAAATTATGCCCTTCTAGGAAGATTAACGGCTCAGCAAAAGATTCTTGCAGCTGCAGCTAGAGGACAGAGTGCTCAGCAACAAATAAATACTAGAGAGCAACTAAAGGGTTTACAAAAACAAATAGATGCAAATAATAAACTTGCAGAGGCAAGACTAAAAGCCCTAGATGCAGCAAAGCAAGAGGGAGACATTGCAAGACAAATCGCTAAAGCGCAAGCTGCATACGAGGCTGCTTTGGCAACAGGCAATACCGCTGCTGCACAACAGGCAAGCCTAGACATTCAGGGTCTGCAATCAGATCAACAGTATAACGCTCAAAAGAAAGCAATTGAAGATGCCCTTAAGCTAGCTAATGCTCCTCTCGAGGCTAAGATAAAGTTAATTAATGATGGCCAGCAAAAGCTTAGCGACAACGCAAGCATTGCTGCAGAATCATTAAGTAAGTTAAATGAAAAAATTGCAAAAGAAAAACAAAAAATTGATGATGTTAATAAAGCAATGACTACTCTAGCAATTAATGCAATTGCCGCAGGAATGACTCTTAAAGAATATCTAGGAACAGATGCTGGAAGGCAAGATTCTGCGGCTGTAGTGGGAACTGTAAATACAGCAAGACCAGATACGGTTGTTAAGCCTCCATTGCAGTTAAGAAGATCTCCAAGGGTATCTACTCCAAGCGTAACAGACCAAGCTGCAGGATTTATGGGTGGCGTAACGGGAGCTGTTGAAAAGGGGTTAGCCGCAAAAGGAATTACAGTGTCCGCAATGACTGGAGACATTATTATCAATGGCAAAAAAATGGATGTAGGTCAGTCAAAAGCTACTGCTAAAATTGGATTTGTTCCTAAAACTCTTGGGGCAGAAGCTGGAGCCATGGCAGGAACTACTTTAGTTTCACCAGTTGCATTAACGGCAGCAGGTGCTACACAGGTATCTGATGGAAAGCGAGGCTCTACCTGGGTTGGAGTTGAGTTCCTAGATAAAAATGGAAAAAAATGGAAAGTAACTTCTGATGCAGGAAGGACAGGGCAACTTAATGTTCAAGCAGTAAAGGCTGGATACGGTACCATGAAACTTAATCCAAAGGTTCCAACCATTGTTGGAGACCGTGGCCCAGAAATGGCATTTGGTGGAATGATTATTCCTAACATGGCTAAGGTTCCATATGCCTCTCCTAGATATGACGTTAAGCAAGCAGAAAAAATGTTTGAGCCAATGAGGAATTCAAGCGGAGGGCAGGGAGTAATAAACTATACTCAAGTAATTAATGCTTCTCCAGGAATGAATGAGGATCAATTAATAAGTAAAGCAAAGGTTGCAGCCTACGAATTCTTGCAGGCTAATATAAAAACTAATGCTAAAATGGTAGGAAACACAATGAATGTAGGTATTAAAAAGACATGAGCTACCCAATGAATCTACCAGTAGGATCTTTGCTGTATTTTGATACAGGAACTAATCCAACAACCCCAACCTGGACAAAGGTATCTGAACATAACAGATCAAGTGCTTCCTTGGACATAGAAAGAATAGAAAAGACCCAAAGGATGTCCAACGGATCTCTTAGAAAAATTTGGATTGCAGACAAAAAGTTATTTAGCTCAAGTTGGTCAATGCTTCCAACCTACAACACAATGACAGTGGACGGCGGTATGGGTGCTTCAGAAATTCAATCCTTTTATTTAAATAAAGGAAAGGGAGCATTTAAAGTAAAGATATCCTACAATGGAGTCGCTGCCAGAGATGAAATTATTTCAATGGTATTTACTTCATGCAATTTTACAATTATGAAAAGAAATGTTAAATCTTCTTCAGCTTCCGTCCCACAAGAATTCTGGGACGTATCTCTTTCTCTAGAAGAGGTATAATGATACAGGTATCTTCAAACACAGCCAATGCCTTAAATAAGGCAGTAAATGTATCTGTAACCAACGGATGCCATATTGAGTACAATATGAACGACTTAATATCAGGAGCGGCTGTAACGGCCCCAGAAGGCGTTATAACAGCAACCCTTACGGCGCCTGCGGCTCAAGGGGGATATCAATACAAACCTTTTGAAAAGTTATTTCCAATAAAAAGTATAATAGATCCTAGACGCCCAAAGGTGGCGGGCATTCAGTACATGATTGCGGCAGACCCAAGCCTAAGCTCAACCCTTGCTGCTAGCGGATCAGCAAATGCAAAAAAATATGCAGCCGCACAAGAGCTGACAAGAAGATTATATTTTTCTGGAATAAAGACTGCTTATAAGTATTGGGTAACTCCAAAGGCTGCAAGCGGAAGCACATCCTTAACAAATTGCATATTAACTGTCTCATACCCAGCAGCAAAAACCGCTGCAACAAATAAAATTGTTATTAAGTTTGAAACATCTCACTCAAAGCCCACTTCCTGGAACGTAAAGCTTGTAAACCTGGCAGGAGTAGAGTCCTCAGTCATATACACTGGAACAACTTGCCCAGACAACGGAATAGTAAACTTATATTATAATGGCTCAACTTGGGTAGATGTAGAGCCTGCAACCGTTTCTGCAGGAGTAGATATAAGCGGATTAAAGTTACAGGTTAATAATATAAGCACTGCAGGCGGGTACCTAGGAATAATTGAAATATCAGCAAGACTAGTAAAGGATGTCACAAATATACTTGAGTCGTTTAATATATCTCAAAACTCATCAGACTCAATAAATGGCTTGGTACCAGTTGGAGATGTAACTGCAAATTATTTAAGATTAAGTTTAAATGCGTATGATAAGTCTTACGACAATTATGATAAAACTAATGCTTTTAACAAAAACAAATTAAGTCTGTATGAAAACATTACAGTTAGACCCTACGTAATAGTTGAATCAGAAAGAATTGATCTAGGGGTTTTCTATCTTGACTCGTATGATGTAGACGAGTTTGGCGAAGTTTCTATCAATGCTTTGGACGGAGCAAGAGAACTTCAGTATATTAAACCTCCAGATATTGTTACAAAAGACATGTCCACCGTTGCTATTATAAGAAGACTACTAGACTCGGTTGGGTTTTCAAATTATAAATTTAATTTAACGGAAAACGATACTTCTATTGTTGCCCCATATTACTGGTACACTGATCCTCAAAAGACAGTCTGGGAGCACATACAAGACTTGTGTAAAGACACTCAAATGATTGCTGTTTTTGATAATAAAGATGTTTTACAATTTTATCCACGAGGATATATATTTAATACAGCAAAAACACCAGATGCCTCTTTTAGATATAGCAATACGGCAGACGGAAAGCTAGCAAACATATCAGGAATATCCATTGAAAATGTTCCATCGGTAAAAGCTATCAAAGTAATGTATAGCCCACAGTTAACTTCTAACTATGATGGAGATGCTGACAACCTATATACTTCTCCCGTAGTTACGCTGGGATCTGCAGCCCTAATGGCAGACCTTCCAAAAAATGCTCCAGCAGAAACAGATGCACCAAAAGGAGTAATTAAGTTAAGGCCAGTAGAAATTTCAGGAGCAGCGCAACAATTTTATTCATATGCGGGATACTTGGTTTTAGGAAAAGAAATTATTGAGTACGATGCAATTAAGTTTGTTTATGAGCCTGCTTCTGGAAGCCCAGCAGTTGCGTATAAATGGATTAAAAATGAATCAGACATACAGTCTAATCTAGGACTTGCCAAGCCAAATACTTTTAGACCAACAGGAGAATACAGAATCAAAGAAAGAAATGTTTTTAATGCAGTGTCTTCTGACGCAGACTTAACTCATAGCGCAAATATTGATTCTTTAAGAACCGAATGGACGGGGCAAAAGTGGAACTCAGAAACTGGAAACTTTACTACTGACAATACTGAGTCTTTGTTTACTTTAAAAGAAGTTGCAATTAAAGATGAAAATGGTAAAGATTTAGAAAACCCAAATAATTTATTTAGCGCTATACCAAGATCCATGATGACAATTTTTGCGCCTCTAGGAACATTAAAGGACAGCACACAAGACCCAACTATAAAAGAACCTGTTCCAAACAAAATTTATAGCCTTGTAACAGCTGACAATGCTAAATATTTTAAGGGCGACAACTTTGTGATTGGAACAAACATGTATTTTCCTTTATTAAAAAACTCTAAAGGCGAGGCAACTGGGGAACAGAGAACTATTTCGGGCATAGCATTTTCATTAAACTCAACAAATAAAAGCGGTTACTTCTTATCAGTAGCAACAACTCAAAATACAAGTGCAGATAAAAGTTTTAGAGAACTTTCTTTTTATAAAATTGTAGATGGAAAGCTTGTTAGAATGGCTGACTCTCAAAGAGAAGAAGATGGCAGCATATTAACAGGAATTGGTGGAGGAAGACTTTACAGAATAGATATACGTGCAAATTATTCTACTCCAACTAATGGGTCTTCTAAAGTTTTGACATTAAGAATATCTATAAACAATAAAGAGTTTGTTGTCGTAGACACCTCTCCAATAACCATTACAGAAAAGATTGGTCTTGCATCTCTGCAAGGAGTATCTGCTTTTGACTATGTTTATGCTTCTGCAATAAATGAATCAGACTTTACAGCAGATCAAAGATATAACCCATACAAGGGATTTATGGGCGGGGAGTCTACAATAATTAAAACATTTGGAGATTTTATTTTTAATCAAAAGGGGCAAACAGAAAGCACATCTTGGGTAAGAGAGTTTGGTCCAGTTGCAAGAGAGCTTAAAAAGATTACAGCAAGATATACAACTCCAGGATTTCCTTTATACCCAAGTCTTGTAAACAATCCAGACGTTACGATTGCAGGAACCTCTATAGATTCTTTTGGCATGGACGTGTACGTAGTTAATAACACTGGAACATTTACTGATCTTGCTAATAGCGAAGAAAAGCAATTCATTGTGGTTGGCAATTCTATTGTTCCTTCAGACCCGTTTGAGTATATTGACCCAGCATTAACAGATGAAGAAAAAAAGGAAATAGTTGGATTCGATTCCACCTGGATTCAAAAAGAGTCAGAAGCAATTGAGCTATCTAAATTTATGACTAACCAATGGTCTAAGCAGCAGAAGGTAGTTACCGTAGAAACCTTTTTAAATCCCCTAATACAAATTGGAGACGTTGTAGAGATTTCTTACCCAGACAATGGACTTTACTCTTCTGAAAATGCAACAATACCAACTGGTTTTGTAGCCAATAAATTTGTTGTTTTGTCTATAGATAGTACCTATGACAAGGACTCTCCTCCAACAACAAACATATCTTGTAGGTCGATTTATACATGAGAAATGGTAGAATGTAAATATGAGTAATATTAAAAAGCCAGCGTCATCTACAGCAACAATAAAAAAGCTTTTGCTTGCTCCTGGCGACCCATTAATCAAAACTCTTAAGCCAGACTATTATGTTATTGTTGATCCAGACAAGCTTACAAGAATTTCGGATCCTACGGGTGAGGATCCAGCAGAAGATCCAGATGATCCGCAAGATCCGCCTGTAGAGGAATTAAAATCTCCATCTTTATCTGACATTACCCTTGTAAGCAAAACTTTAGTTACAGATAAGAATAAAAATCAGTATGTTGAATTTGTGTTTAATATTAAAAACAGTGGCGGAGAAACAGTAGTGGGGGCAGAAGTATATGGACAATAATATAAACTTAGTTGGAGAATATGTTTTTTATGAAGACGATAAAGAAGTTTATCGTAGTAAAAATCTATTGACTAAATTTGGCAAAAGATTTCTAACTCAGTTCTTAGCTGGTCAATCTAATACTAATGAAAAAGATATTGCTATCGGTATTGGTGGCGGATCAACAGAATCAGATATTGCAGCAGGTCGCACAGCGGCCTCCATAAACGATACACAATTAAGATTTGAATTTTATAGATCTCCTGTTTCTATGAACAGCATTGATATTCAAACCAGCCAGACTACTGGGCTTAGCACATACGGAGTAGTGCATAAAACAACAATACCAGTGGATATAGCTGGAGTAATTAGCGAGGTAGGAATTTTCCCAGGGATATCTTTATCTAGTACAGACTACGCAAGCAATTCGATTTCTACTTTTGAAGATAACCAAAGCTGGATAGATTCAGAAGGAGAGTATCCAGATATTGTAACAACTCCTACTCCTAGAATTGGAACCTACTATTTACCCATAACTTCAGCTCTCGGTTCAAAGGAATACTTTAATAATTTTAATATAGATATATCTGGATACAGTGCGCTAGATAGTTTAACGATTGCATATCGTCAAAGTGATTTAAATTTAGATTATGTTTTTGTTAGAATGTATGACTCAAATGATAACTATTATGAAATAAGATATGCTGGAGATTTATCAATAGGAGATAAGATTAAGTCGTTAACCCTAAACAATCTTTATAGTAGTGGTTACGGATCAGGATCTCCAGATCAATCTTCTATTGTTAAAATCGGAGTTGGCGTAAAAGCAAAGTCTTCAGGTGCAGCTACTGTACTATTTGATGGGCTTAGAATTAACGACGAAGACGCATTTAGAACAGACTACGGTCTTATTAGCAGATCTGTTTTGTCTAATCCAATTGTAAAAACACTAGGAAAGCAAATGATTATTGAATATAGAATTGGATTAAATTTCTAATGACTAGGTTGTATGGCAATATGCATGACGGAGGCGGAGAACTACCTCCAGATTTAGAAATATCTGCAGCCGCCGCAGCAGCATCTGCCGCAAAAGGTTCTAAAGATTCTTATACAAAAACAGTAAGGCTTCCTGTTGTTAAAAATAAAATCTACAGATTTTGGGCTACATACTTACACGAAGACAAAGAAACAAAAAAAATAACAGAGAGCGATAGATCTCCTGTATTTAAAACAACCTTTGACATTCCAAACTTAACTAAGCCTGTAAAAAACTTAACCTTAACTGCAGGATCTCAGTCATACGGAGTTAAATTTGATTTAGATGCTGAAAGCGTACAAGAAGATGTTGTTATATTTGAAAGCCTTACAAGTAATTTTGCTACACAAAATATTGTTTATGTAGGAACATCTACAAATGTTACAATACTTACAACAGGGCCAAACGCATTTGCAAACCGATGGGTAAAGGTTAGGTCTAGAGATAGATGGGATGACTTAAATATATCAGAGGCCACGGCTGGTCCCATAAAGCCTTTTACTGCAGATGTTGATACTACATTTACAGTTGAAAATCCAGGTAGCTCTTCTGCGGTTGCCTCTATTGATCCAAAAGATTTGAGTGGGTTTAGTCTAGTTTCAACAATCAGTTGGGTGCAATCTACAAATGTTAAAACGGCTGGGTATGCGATAAGATGGTCAACAGATAACCCTTCAACAGTAACTAACCCATTATGGGAATACGCATCCGTAAGCGGAATAGCAACAACTTCTTTTACCGCAACAGGATTAATACCAAATACAACATACTATTATCAGGTTGCATCAACAACACCTTATGACGTTGTTAATTGGACTGGTGCGGCAAGCGGAACATTTATTGCTTCAGACGCAGATGGAACAGCGGCAGGCGCATTAGCAAGACTTAGATCTTTTATAGCAATAGGTGGAGCATCACAAGATTTATTTAAAATAGGAACAGGCATTACACAGGGAATAAATTTAAGCACAGATCCAATTGTAAGTCCTACTTTAACACAAGGCACCTATCACGGAATTGTATTAAACAAGTCTACAACAAATGTTGGAAATAACTTTTGGCTTACTACTGGACAATTTAGAGTTGGTAATCCAACAGAATTTATGTATTGGAATGGAACAAACCTATTCTTAACTGGAAGTGTTAATGCTACAGGTGGGAAGTTCACTGGCAACGTCCAGCTTGCGGTTCCATCTGGGGCCTCTACAAGTGGCACACTGTATGCTGGATTAAATCCAACATCTGGTCCAAGAGTAAGGTTTAGCAGCGAAGGAATATTTGCATACGACTCGACAAGCACAAGCAACGAAACAGGACAAACGTTTTCTTTAGTTCAATCGACTGGCAGACTAAATGCAAACCTAGGCACAGTCGGAGGATGGTCGTTAGACACAACAGGATTTTCATCAACTAATACCAAAATAGAAAGTAATGGAACCATAACTCTAGGCGACACAACGGGAACTCTAGGGTCTATTGTAAGGTTGAGTGCAACAGATAATTTTAGATTATGGATCGGATCCCAGAGTTCCTCTGCTGCACGAGATAATTATTTTGCTGTTAGTAGAGAAGGAATTCTTTATGCAAAGGGCGCAATAATTAGTGGAAATGCTTCATTTAGCGGAACTTTAACTGTTGGAACTCAGTTGTCAGATGGAACAACAATTGATTCAGTTAAGTTAAATGCGTTAAAGGGAATTACGGATGCTAGTGCCGCAGCAAATGCAGCGGCACTAGCAAAAGCAAGAGGAGATCAAGCTTATAATGAAGCAATTGCAGCGGGACAAACCGCTACAGCTGCTGCAAATGCTGCACAAGCAGCAAGTGAAGCAGTTACATTAAGACTAACATCAGAGCAAGTTGCCGCTGTTTTAGTTGCTGATACTACAATAATTAATGGAAGTACTATTACAACGGGCACCATTAATCTTGCACGTTTAAATATTACTGGCGGCACCGCAGGATTCAATGGATTTGTTGTAGATGGAAATGGTATCAGGGCAACAAGCGGAGGAAGTCAAACATTAAATATTTCTTCAAATGGAACTATTTCTTTAGGAGATCCTACAAATGGATGGACAGTAGACAATCAATATATACGGTCTAGAAGTTTTTTTACATCAGGATATTCAAGACTTGTTTTAGACGGATGGAATGGAACAATTGAAGGTGGAAGAATTACTGCCTCAAGGTTTGAAGCAAATACAATTACTGGTGGAACAATAACTGGTTCTAGAATTCAAACAAGTACATCTGGAAATAGAGTTGAGTTAATCGATGCAACAAATGATTCTTTAAGAGTTTTAGTAGGTGGTAGCACAAAAGGACACCTGCTAGGCTGGGGAACAGCTACAACTGGCGGATTAATAATGCATCAAGGCTCTACTGCAAACCCCGACGCAACCTCTGGTGTTGTTAAGGTTCAGCCAGGATACGCAATGTTAGCAGCTACTTCTACTAACTATGTTGAAGTTGGCGGAGCAGGAGGTATTTATTTACGCACCCCAGCAACAACTAATAATGGTCTACTTGCCACCATAAACTCTACTACAGGTACTGCAAATATGAGATATACCGCAAGCGAGATATTCTTTATTTCATCAACGAGGGATTCAAAAACAAATATACAAGATATTTCATTTGACGATTCTTTGGTTAAACAAATAAGACCAAGAATGTTTCAGGGTAAAGTAGACTTAGAGCGAGGAGACACAAACTACAATCTGGGACTAATCGCAGAGGAGCTAGCAGAAATAGAAGGACTAGATCTATTAGTAGATAAAGATAAGGATAACAACGTAGTCGGTGTAAACTATGACAGACTACCAGTTTTAATTATAGATGTATTAAAAAGAGTGTTGGATAGGCTTGACGCCCTAGAGGCATAATGGTATACTGTAAATCTATCAGGGAGATATAATGGAAAAAGCAGAATTAGTTATAGCAGCACTGCAGCAAAGAATTGGTGAGATCGTCTCACAGTATGAGACTCATATTGCAATTTTACGTGCTGAAATAACACAGCTAACAGAAAAAGAATCACAGGAAGTTCCAGCGGAACATACAGAGGAGTAAGCTATGGCAACGTTAAAATCAACTAATGTTAATTCTGGAGACCCAGTAACCTATGACATTATCAATAATATTATATTAGATCTAAATGAATTGAATAAAGCAACTGCATCTAAATTTAATTTAAATTTAACACAGACAGGCGGATCAGGTAGCAAGGATGCACAATCTCAGTCTGTATATAGCACCGTTATTTCTGGAGTTACAGTTAATCCTAGCAAATCTCCTTCAGCTAAAGGCACATGGACATTTCCATCAAAAGTGTTTACATCGGCACCAAGATGTTGGATTCAAGTAAATACTAACGGGGCGGCATTGGATGAGCCTCAGCTAAGAATGCATGTAGTCATTACATCTATAAGCACAACAAGAATGACATTTGAAGTTAGAAGTGGAGCTGGAGCAAGACAGGCTAAAGTTGACTTCCATTGCTTCGCAGTCGAAGCATAACCTATTGACAAGCTAAACCAATATGTTACAATTACTGTAACACCAAAGTCACGTACCCGTGACTTTTTTACATATTAAGGTAGACAATGAGTAACGATTTAAAGTGGATGATTTCATCCGACCAGCAGTTCCCATATCAAGATGACAAGATGATTGCCCTTTGGTTTAAGGTAATGAAGTGGTTTAAGCCAGACGTTGTTGACTACCTTGGCGATACAGATGATCAAGCATGCTATAGCAAGTACACAGAAGGACGCTCAGCAGAGTTTTTAAACCTTCATAAAACTGATAGTAGAGATCTTATTGTTCCAATGATGCGCCATGAAGCAAAGGGTGCAAGAGATTTTTATACAAAGACAAGAGAGATGCTTCCAGATGCACAACTATTCTCAGCACTAGGAAACCATGATGTTAGAATTTTTAACTATGTAGATGCAAAGCTTCCTGACTATATTAATGAGGTTACCCCAGAAGCACTGTGGGGATTAGACTCATTAGGATATGAATACATTCACTACAATGAATTACCTAAGCGCCGATTTGGAGATATCCACGTACACCATGGACTTTCAATTGCAGCCACAGGTTCTGTTAGAAAAGATATGGAAGACCTACAGGTATCTTTAATTAGAGGACACTCTCATAGAATTGCCTCACACTTAGTAACATATGAGTTAAGAAATAACGGTGAAGGAGAGACTCTTCGTGGCTATGAGCTCGGCCACATGTGTGATGAAAAGGGTCCAGGAATGAAATACATGCAGCACCACGATTGGCAAAAGGGATTTGCTATCGCTCATATTGTCAATGATTATCCTCATATACAGATGATCCATGTAGCGCCTGATTACTCATGCGTTGTTGACGGGAAGTTGTTTACACTATAATGTGGTGCGGAAAATGTGGTGGTAGAGTTTTTGTAGACAGAGTATTCTCACAAAAGCTTCATGTAGAGTTATTCTGCATTCTATGCGGAAAAAGAAATATGATTAATAAAGAGACGAGTGCTTTCGGTAAATGGTTAGAAAAAAGAGAAACAGCAAACTCAAAAAATTACGGTATTTCTTCTTAAACGATAAACTCCATAAAGTTTTGAGGTCATCAAGATCTAAAGATGAATTAGTTGCTTGGTGCTATCCAGATCATAAAAGAGTTATGTACTCATATTCTCAGGTTGAAAAGCATATGGAAAATGCTTACAGCATGAAAGATGTTTCTTCTCTTTTAAATAAACATACCGTTACTTTGCATGACTATATTCTAGAAGGCAAGATTCAGTCTCCTTCAAAGATTTATCCAATAGGTGATCCAGAAAACAAACATTGGTCTAAATATATGTTTAGCCAAAAAGATGTTTTAAAGCTGCACGAGTTCATCCTGGACTCAGGTCACTCTAAAAATGTGCCATCAAGAGCAGAACTTCTGGGTCTTTTCAAACACAACATTATATTGTATACTAAGACAGACAGCGGATTTGTACCAGTATGGAAGGCGGAGTAATGGCAAGAACTATTAGTTGCCCAACTTGCGGTAAAGAGTGGGAATTGCGTTGGGGTATATTTGCCCACGATAGTTTATCTAGACACATGAAGGAGCACAAATGACAACGAGAGTTAAGGTGGACTTATCGTTCACACGTAATCTAGGAAACTTTGAAAGTATAAAGATTGGTGTCGGTGTAGAAGACGATCTGCGAGCTGGAGAAAATGTAGATACGGCCACAGAAAGAGTTTATAAGTTTGTTGAGAATAAGCTTATTGAAAAAACTCGTGAGGTAGAAGAAGAGTTAAAGAGTGGCAAGTGAAAAGCAGCCGTATGTTTTAATTGGACTATACCTATCTTTGTATAAAGAAAGATATAATAAAACAATTACGGTAAACAAGTTTCGTGAAAAGTGGGCAATGCAAGATGTTATTGATAGCGTGGGCTTTGACCGTGCTAAAGAACTTTTGATATACTACTTTGCAACAAACAAAAACGGGCACCCATTAAATTTCTTTTACAATAACTTTGATAGAATAGATGCTCTTAATAAAGAAATTCAGAAGGATAAGATTAATCGTAGCAGATTGCTAGACGAGACTAAGAAGATGGTAGAAGGCGAAGAATGAATACAGAAGCAACGTTAATTTCTGCCGTATGTAAGAATAAAGATATCAGCACCCTGCTAGCAGATAATGTTGATGAGCTGTTTACATCTCACAGGGATATCTGGGAAAGCCTTAAGAGTTACTATTATAAATTTAAAGCAGTACCTGAAGCTGGCATTCTTGTAGAAAGACATAAAGATTTTGAGCCAGTGGATGCAAAAGCAGAAACAGGTTACTACCTAGATCAATTAAAGAATGAGTTTATATCCAATAGGCTAAAATCTATTTTGATTCGTGGAGGATCCGCTCTTAAAGAAGATGCAGCATCAAGAGTTCTTGCAAAACTACAAAGCGATTTGGCTGGACTAAGTAGGTTTACAAACAACGTAAGAGACTTAGATATTATTGATGTTGAAAGTGCAGCAAGACACTATGAGTCTGTTAAAGAGCGATCATCTGTTATGGGCGGGGCACCAGGAATCCTAACTGGATTTAGCGCCATCGATAAAGCATATCCTACTGGAATGGCTCCAGGACATTTAATTGTTGCTATTGGTTGGCCAGGAAAAGGTAAGACGTGGTTTACTTCATACTTAGCTTGTAAGGCATGGGAGCAAGGCTTTAAGCCTATGATTGTATCTCTAGAAATGTCTCCAGAAAACATGCGTGACCGTATCTTTACAATGCTTGGCTCTGGAATATTTAAGGCAAGTGATTTGTCAAAAGGTGATGTAAACATTGATGACTTTAGAAATTGGGGAAACAAAAAGTTTGAAGGTAAGGGTAGCTTTATATTGATTTCAAATGAAGGTGCAGCAGAAGTAACTCCTGCAACCATTCAGGGCAAGATTGATCAGCACAAGCCAGACCTAGTTATTCTTGATTACCACCAATTGTTTAATGATAACAAGCGAAGCAATTCAGAAGTTGAAAGAAATAGAAACGTATCTCGTGAATTTAAAATGCTTGCGGTATCTAACAATATTCCAATCATTGATATTACAGCGGCTACAGCAGACGATGTGTCTGATCAAGATAATCCACCTATGATGTCTCAGGTAGCATGGTCTAAAGCTATCGAGTATGATGCAGACATGGCTTTGGCGGTTCATAGATATCCTCAAACAAATATGATTGAGATCGTATCTAGAAAGAATAGACACGGTCATGATTTTAATTTCTATTTAGACTGGGATATCAATCGTGGTATCGTCAAGGAAATTTACGAGAATCCGTTTGATAATGAATCACAAGCCGATAAAAAGATTCCAAGTAAGGGTTGAGTTTGCTGACGATTCTGGTATACCTAGATTAAAATACCAGTATGAAAGCATGTTGACCCATGACATGAGGAGCAAAGGGTATGTTAGAGTACTTGACATAGACACTAGTTTTTCGATAGAATTTGACGGTCAAACGTGGGTGTTCTTAATGACACTTTACGGAGTATATGTAGGAAAGAAGAAGGCATGGCAATCAGAGGGCATAACGCAAGGGAAGCTAGTACCACGCAGTATGCGCCCAACCACATCAAGTCTATCGTAAAAAGCCTTGGACTAGATATAGTTGCGGAACCAGGTAATGAGGTTATGTTTTACTGCCCATTTCATTCTAATAGGCACACTGCGTCTTGCTGCATAAATAAAAGTTCTGGTGCATGGTTATGCTTTAACCCATCTTGCGGAGAAACTGGAACCCTAACAGAGCTTGTAAAGCGTGTACTACATAAAAATGATTTTGAAGCCATGAGATTTATATCTGCACAAGAGACAGAGGTTTTAAATAATTTCGATGAGATGATGGCTGGAATGTTTGAAGAAAAGCCAGACTTTGAAGAGTTTCCACAAGAAACATTAGACAGGCTGCACCTAGAACTTGCAGTAAGCCAATCAGCAAAAGACTATTTAAAATCAAGAGGAATTCATCAAGAAGCTTATGATTATTTTAAGCTAGGATACTCATCGTCTATGAATATGGTTGTGACTCCAGTTCATAGCCCAGACGGAACTCCAATAGGTTTAGTCGGAAGATCTATTGAGGGAAAGTCTTTTAAAAATAGCACAAACCTTCCTAAGAGCAAAACACTTTTTAATGTACATCGTGCAAAAAAGATAGGAGATAACGTAATAGTTGTAGAGTCTAACTTTGATGCCATTAGGATTCATCAAGCGGGATTTCCAAACGTGGTCGCCACGCTTGGAGGATTCTTATCTATAGATCAACATAATTTATTAAATAGATATTTTAACAAGATAATTATAATGACAGACTCAGATTTAGCTGGCAGAGAGCTTGGCTTGAGCATAGCTAATAGATTAAAAAATAAAGACATCTTGTGGTCTTCTTATGAATATGGTAAGATATATCCTCATGATGCAAAAGATGCTGGCGATATGACTGATGAAGAGATTAAAGCCTGTATTAAAAATTCTGTATCCGATATAGAATACAGATCCTGGAACTCGTGATATAATAAAAATACAGATGGATATATACCATCAACTACTAAGGAGAATATATGAGTATAGTAAAGGGTCTAAAAGACCTTAACAAAGCGCTAGATAAGCCTAGCTACAGTGGCGGAGATGAAAACAAAGGCCGTTGGCTAAAGGTTGAAGATGGTGAGAGCGTAAAGATTCGATTCTTACAAGAATTAGATCCAGACTCACCTAACTATAATGATAAGCTCGGATGCGGATTTATTGCGCTAGAGCACACAAACCCAAAGGATTACCGTCGCAAGGCTCTAGATACAATGGAGTCTGAAGGCCGTGACTGGGCAAACGAACAACACCGCAAGGATCCAAAGGCTGGATGGAAAGCAAGAACACGCCTTTATATTAATGTCCTAGTTGATGATGGTAAGGAAGAGCCGTATGTTGCAATTCTTTCACAAGGCACAAGCGGAAAGACAATCACACCTACCTTGATTGAGTACGCTGGCGAAATGGGAAGCATCACAAATTTGATGTGGAGAATTAAGCGCAACGGTTCAAAGACAGACACAAGTTATACAATTATCCCACTAGCAAAAGATGAGACTCCTTTTGACTCGTCTGGACTAGAATTGTTTGACTTAGAAAAAACAGCAGTGCGTCACGTTACATATGCAGAGCAAGAAGCTTTCTACATGGGCGAAGGCGCACACGCAGAAGAGTCTTCATCTTCTTCTAGTAGCGTAGACTGGTAATATAAATATAAGCAGGGCCAGTCTATTGACTGGCTCTGCTTTATTTAGTAGAATACATAATATGATTTCATACGACATACCAGACCCATTTGAAACTTTTGTTTCCAATAAGTATAAAAATTATGTAGGGGCAGTGTATGATTTTTTTGCCAGGGAATGGCATATGAAGTGTGGGTGTTGCAAAGAAGATTTATATGCACCAACTAAAAAGATTATGACAAAGGTTAGACTTTATCATACTAGAAATGAATGCTGCGGGGGTTATTAATGAGCTTTACACATTTACATGTTCATTCTTACTACTCTTTGATGGACGGATTAAATTCTCCGCTTGAGCTTGTTCAAGCAGCAAAAGCAGCAGGACAAACAGCAATTGCTATTACTGATCACGGAACATTGTCTTCGCATCGTGAAATGCAAATAGCTTGTAGGGAAGAAGGCATTAAGCCGATCCTTGGAGTAGAAGCGTATATCTCGCCAACAGATAGATTTGATCGCTCCTCTAAAACAGATAAATCAATTCAGGCGTATAATCATATTATCCTTCTTGCCAAGAATAAGAAGGGCCTAGAAAATATAAATATTTTACAGGAATTAGCATGGAATGAAGGCTTTTATCATAAGCCACGTATTGATAGAGAGGTATTGAGTTTATATGCGGAAGGTATTATCGTTCTTTCTGGATGTCTTAATGGACTTATTAGTAAGTGCATTGAACGCCAGGAATTCTCGGAAGCAAAGCTTTTACTCAAAGATTTTAAAAAAACTTTTGGCGAAGACTTTTACATTGAGGTCCAGTCTCATAACCCACAAGAAACAAACTCGAAACTATTAGAATTAGCAGATGAACTAAACATTAAGGCGGTAGCGACAGGCGACGCACACTTTGCTAAGGAAGAAGATCGTGTCCTAGAAGAAGCAATGCTTATATTATCAACGTCTCCAAAGATGGATAAAGATGCAGACTTCGATATGTCTAGAAACATTAAGGATATTAATGATAGATTAAACTATTTATATCCAGATAGAAGAATATCATTTCAGGACTATAATTTATTTATTCAAACTCGTGAGGAAATTCAAGCTGATTTCGTAAAGGCTGGAATAAACAGAACTGATATTTATGAAAATACAATCGAGATTGCTAATAAGGTAGGCTCATACGACTTTAATCAGGGTCTAGACCTTCTGCCAGTACCTAAAACAGATGCCGATGAAAGACTAAGGGAGCTATCTGAAAAGGGCTTAGAGAGGCTTCAGAAGGCTTCAGATCCAATTTATAGAGAGCGTATCGAAGAAGAGTTATCTGTTATTGCATCAAAAAACTTTGCCTCATATTTCTTGGTTGTAGCAGATATGATTAACTGGGCTAAAGATAATGATATTCGTGTCGGTCCTGGTCGTGGATCCGCAGCAGGTTCATTGGTTTGCTACGCCCTTGGAATTACAGACGTAGATCCAATTAAATATGATTTACTTTTCTTTAGATTTATTAACCCAGAACGAAATGACTTTCCTGATATTGATACGGATTTTGAAGACCGTCGAAGAAAAGAAGTTAAAGATTATTTAAAGAAGAAGTTTAAACACGTTGCATCTATTTCTACATACACTTATTTTAAAGACAAGGGTGTTGTTAGAGATGCGGCTCGTGTATTTATGGTTCCCCTTTCAGACGTTAATCGTGCAATGAAGTCTATTGACACCTTTGAAGATTTTATTGAATCTCCAAACACTAAAGAGTTTAGAACTAAGTATCCTGAAGTTGTTTGGTTAGCCGAAAGACTACGTGGCCGCATTCGTTCAGTTGGAGTACATGCTGCTGGTGTGGTCGTTGCCAAAGATGATCTTAGAAAATTTGCTCCAGTGGAGTCTAGAGAAGATGCACAGGATAAGGTATCAGGAAGAATTCCAGTCGTCGCATACGACATGGATACGGTTGCGGATATAGGTCTTATTAAACTAGATGCACTAGGACTTAAGACCTTATCTGTAATGTCTGACACACTTAAGTCTATTAAATCAAGAACCAATAAGGATATTAATCTGTCTGATATCACAATGGATGACCCAAAGGTTTACAAAATGCTTAGCGATGGTTACACAAAAGGCGTGTTCCAAGCTGAAGCAACGCCATACACTAATCTTCTTATCAAGATGGGTGTAGACAAGTTTGAAGATCTTGCTGCATCAAACGCATTAGTTCGTCCAGGCGCAATGAATACTGTCGGTGCTTCATACATTAAACGTAAGCACGGAGATGAAGCAGTTCAGTTTATTCATCCAATTATGAAGCCTTTTACTGAGAATACATACGGTGTTATTATATATCAAGAGCAGGTTATGCAGGCATGCGTACACCTGGGCGGCATGACTTGGTCAGAGGCTGATAAGGTCCGCAAGATTATTGGAAAGAAGAAAGATGCAAAAGAGTTCGACCAGTTCAAAGATCGTTTTATTGATGGGGCTTCAAAACACATTTCTAAGAAACAAGCAGAGACACTCTGGCAAACATTTGAGGCGCATGCTGGGTATTCGTTTAATCGTTCCCACGCTGTTGCTTACTCTATGTTATATTACTATGCTGCTTGGCTCAAAACTTATTACCCTCTGGAGTTCATGTTCTCGATTCTTAAGAACGAAAACGACAAAGACGCAAGAACCGAATATTTAATTGAAGCCAAGAGATTAGGCCTTCGTGTATCTCTTCCTCACATTAACGAGTCGGATATATATTTCTCTTTGCAAAAAGATAGAATTGTATTTGGTTTAGCTGAAGTTAAATTTATTTCTGATAGCATTGCTAATAAGATTATTGATCAAAGACCGTTTACAAGCTATGCAGATTTTATAGAAAAATCTTCTAAAAAGGGAAGCGGAATTAATAGCCGTGCAATCGCTGCGTTAAATGCAATTGGTGGTGCGGCATTTGACGATAACCCTAGAAGCGGTAATGAAAAAGATAATTATTATGAGTATCTAGGAATTCCTACTTTTAATCTAGAAGGAATACCTCCAAGAATTAAAGCACAAGCAAGGCCAATCGAAGACTTTGAAGACCTAGGTTCCTTTGTAATGTTTGGTATGGTTAAGTCAATCAAGCGTGGCAATGGCTGGGCTAGAGTCGAATTAGTAGATGAAACTGGATCAATTGGTTTGTTCCATAACGAGCAGACTCAGATTGAAACAAACCAGATGTATTTTATTTTAGTTGGAGATAATAGAATTGCTAGATATATTAAGGTGTCTGATATAGATCCAAAGTCAGATGACCTGTTTGTTGATTATCTATATAGAAAAGAATATGATTTAGAAGATGAAGAGTATACCGTAATTAACTTTACGCCATATACAACTAAAGCAGGAAAGACAATGAGCCATATAGTGTTGTCTAATAAAGATAAGGAATTAACAAGAGTAATTGTATTCCCAACTATGTATAAGTTTTCTCTCGCTAAAATGCGTGAAGGAATGAAATGTAAGCCAGTATTGTCTACGTTAGATGATGGAACGCTTATGGTAAAGGAGATAAAATGACAGAGCAATATGATATAAATGAAGTACAAGCATCCTTAACTGCAAGCAAAGTTCTTGTTGCAATTCTTGAAACTTTGGGTGAAGTTAGGGTAGAAACAAAGGTGCTGGTTGGTGCCGAAAACAAAGACAAGGAATTAATTGTTGACTATGACGAAAATGGTCCAGCTTTTATTTTTAGACTTCCACGTGAAGGTGATTTTGAATTCAATGCAGATTTGATTGAAGAAGCAAATATAACTCAAGAAAATACGGATCTAATTAATGACTTCGAATAACTTGGTTACAGAATACGGACTGGATGCTTTGGCAGCCATATTGCACGAAACTGCAATTGAAAAGGGATTTTGGGACGGAACAATTAATTACGATAAAGTTGGTAATAAGTTAGCCCTAGTCCATTCAGAAGTTACAGAAGTGCTTGAAGCAATTAGAAAAAATAAGGGGTCAGAAGAAGTTGTTGAAGAGATGGCAGATGTAATTATTAGATTACTTGATATCTATGCAGCAATGAGAAATTCAGGAGATTTAATACACAGCCTAGACGAAGTTCTAGAAAATAAAATTAATATAAATAAGGAACGCCCAAAGCTTCACGGAAATTTATTTTAATGCTATACTGTAGAAAAGAGAGAGTATAAGATGACAATAAGCATAGATTCAATTTTAGCAAAACTAGATCCAAAAACTAGAGCTCGTGTGCAGTCAGCACAAGATATTCAAATTGAAAAGCAATTGACCCCAAGCATTGGACTTAACTTTGCACTAAGGGGCGGTCTTGGATATGGAAGACAGGCTTTGGTCTGGGGAAATAAGTCAGCTGGAAAATCTTCATTTTGTTTACAGATGATTGCTCTCGCACAAAAAGAAGGAAAGACATGTGCTTGGATCGATGCTGAGGCATCATATGATCAGGTATGGGCAGAAAAGCTGGGAGTAGATTCTTCTTCCCTTATTTATTCTCCAGCAAAAACAGTAAATGATATGGTAGATGTTGCTACAAAACTAATGGATGCTGAAGTAGATCTAATTGTTGTTGACTCTATCTCTGCATTACTACCAGCAATTTATTTTGAAAAAGATGGAAATGAAATGAAGGATTTGCAGGATACGAAGCAAATCGGCGCAGAAGCAAAGGATATGACCCACGCAGTCAAAATGTTAAACTATGCAAACAAAAACACACTACTTGTTCTCATCTCACAACAACGAAATCAATTTGGATCTATGCATGCTAGTCACATCCCAACAGGTGGCATGGCAGTCAAGTTCTTTTCTTCCACTGTCATTAAACTCTGGTCGTCTGAAGCTGAGGCGAATGCTATTAAATCTGGGGTTAAAGTTGGCGACAAGATCATTGAACAAAGAGTTGGAAGGCCAGTTAACTGGATTATTGATTACAACAAACTCGGTCCCCCAAATTTATCAGGACAGTACGACTTTTACTACCAAGGGGAAACTCTTGGTGTAGACAGAGTTGGAGAAACTTTAGATGTTGCAGAAATGTGTGGCATTGTAGAAAAGGGTGGAGCCTGGTACACTGTTAATGGAGAGCGCTTTCAGGGACGTGCAAAGGCTGTTGCTTACTTAAAAGAAAACCCTGATGTTGTAGAAAAAATAGTTGAGGAAATTGATGCCAAATATTAATGAGTTCTTGGGTAAACCAGAAAAAATGTTTAGGTCTGAAGTAGAAAGAATGATTGGCACTAAGCCATGTTCTAAATGCGATAAGGACGTGCAGGAATTTTTTTGGGATGCCTTAAATATGACTATGTCATGGGAATGCCCAGACGGTCACAAGAATTCAGTGCAGGTTGGCTAATGTCAGAAAAATCAGAAGTAAAACGTGACGGGGCTAAGGCTCAAAAGAATAGTGGAAGAGGAGATTACCAAAAAGGTGACGCTCAATGGAAGCAATTTCTTGTTGATTACAAAGAGGCAGGTAAATCATTTACTTTAAATAAAGATAACTGGGCAAAGATTTGTACAGATACATTTAAAGTAAATAGAGATATGCACCCAGCATTAAAGATTATTATAGGGGCAGAGTCTAAGGTTAGACTAGGCATTATAGAGTGGTCAGTTCTTGAAGAGCTGATTCAATTTTGGGAGGACAACAATGGCGAACAAGCGTAGGTTTAACGACACAATTATTAAAAATGGAATGATTATTAAAATTCGTAAAGACGGAACAGTTAGGTCAGTGGTTGGCCCATACATAGTTAATCACAAGAAAGAAAAAAAGTGACAGGCTTTTTGCTAGGATGTATGCTTGGATTTGTAATTGGATATGCCGTAGGTTTATTCATAGATAAGATAGATAAGAGGATTAAAGATGGCAGACGATAAGAACACGTTAGAGCTTATAAGCACAATAACAGAGTTTAACGATCTTCATGAGTTTATGGGTGACGAACACCTGGACAAGGCGCTTTCTATTGTTGTAAAGCTGCTAATGAATCCAGACGTGCCGTCTGCCAAAGCCCCTATGCTAATCATGGAGCTTCAGGCAATGTCTACTAAGTTTGCTGTAATGTCATCTGTATATTCTACTATTGCTAAAGATAAAGCGGGAACCCCAAACAATAACAAGAAGAACGTATATTATTCAGTAAAGGAGTCCATAGACAAACTTGTAGATGCACTTAAGTATGTCGTTAGGTACAATTCATAAATGGCTAGAGAAATAGTAAAGAACCTTAAGTTTAAGAAGCACACGGGAAAGTTTTTTGATCCTGAGCTATTTGCTCAATTGCTTGATGAGTCATATAGAAATACAAAACGTGCAGATGGTGAAATGACAAAGAAGTCATTTAGCCCAAGTTCTCTTGGCTATGGTCACGGAACATGTCCTAGATATTGGTATATGGCATTTAGCGGAGCAATGTTTATTGATGATAACGATGCCGTTGCTGTTGCCAATATGGCCCAAGGAACTCAAGCACACGAAAGACTTCAGAATTTAATTAAAACAATGCCTCAATGGAAGGCTGAGGAAGAAGAGATCATCAACGAGTATCCGCCTATCCGTGGGTTCATAGATTTAATTATGGAGTACGATGGCGAGACTGTAATTGGAGAAATCAAGACGGCTAAGCAAGAAGTTTGGGATGCAAGGCAATCTGAAATGAAACCTACTCCAAACCACCTTCTCCAGCTGCTTACATATATGAAGCTTAAAAATGCCAAGGAAGGCTTCTTCCTGTATGAGAATAAGAATACTCAAGAGCTAATTGTTATACCTATTTCAATGAATGAAAGAAATAAAAAGATTATCGAGCACACATTTGAGTGGATGATAGAGGTCTGGGATAACTTTAAGGATGGAGACATTCCAATGAAGCCTGATGGAGCAACAAAGTCTAAGCTTCCTTGTACTTACTGCCCAATTAAAAAAGAGTGTTACTCTAAAGACACCCCAGTAGGAACTATTAGAATAGATAGATTTGAGATACCTGCATAATGATTTGCTCTAACACTGAATGCAAAAAAGAATTTGAGCCAAAGACTCATAATCAAAAATACTGTACAGATGAATGTTGCCGTGTTGCAACAAATAGAAGAATCATGGAAAAGTATTATGAAAAAAAAGCAATCAGAAGTGGTGCTGCTAGACCTTGCTCAAAGTGTAAGTCTCAGTTAAGTAGATACAACAATTCAAGTTTGTGTTCTACCTGTGAAAAAAGTATTAATATTGATACTAAAAACAAGCTATTTAGGATGATCAATGACATTAGCTAGCTTAAAGAAGACTCAGGCGAATAGAGTTTTAGGAATAGATGCTTCTACTAACTCTATTGCTTTTTGCTTAATGGAAGATGATAAGCCATTAAAGTGGGGTAAGGTTGATATACATGGTCTTGATATATATGAAAAAATTCACGACGCAAAAAACAAAATGCATTCTATGCTAAATGAATTAAAGTCAGATTACATTGTTGTTGAGGGTGCAGTTTTTGTTAAGTCTGCAGACGCTGTAATTAAACTATCATATGTTTATGGGGTAGTTATAGCAGAGCTTATGTCAACTGGGGCAAAGGTTATAACAATAGCACCGTCATCTTGGCAGTCGTACATAGGAAATAAAAATCCTACTAAAGAAGAAAAGCAGGCTATAAGGGCACAGAACCCAGGCTACGCAGATTCATGGTATCAAAACAAATTAAGAAATATGAGAAAGCAGAGAACTGCTGACTACTTTAATAGAAAGTATAATTTAAATGTGGTGGATTTTGACGTTGCAGATAGTTTTGGTATTGCACATTATGCTAACAAAGTATTGACAGAACGATGAAGCTGTATCAAAGTAAAGATTGGCTATATAGAAGATATATAGTTCAAAAGAAAACGGTAACAGAAATTGCCGATGAGTGTAAAGTCTCTGCTATGACCATACAGAGATATCTAGAACAGTTTAAATTAATTAGGAGAAGGTAATGGCGGGCTACCCAAATAAAGACAGCGGATATCAGGCATGGATCACAGACTTGCAGCTAATAGCAACCAGTGCTCCTTCAGGGCAAAAGATTATTAGACAGTGCCTTGAAATTGCAGAGATGCTTATTCAAAAGAATATATCCTATGGAGACTCAGCACTTAGTCCAATTCGTATATTTTCGCAGGCGGATAACCAAGAGCAGATTAAAATACGTATTGATGATAAGATAAATAGAATTAAGAATGGATCTGGCTTTGCTGGAGATAATGATATTGACGATATGATAGGATATTTAATCCTTCTTAAGATTGCAAAGGCTAATTCTAATTGACATTTTAGTCGACTAAAAGTATAATATATTAATGAGCGAAATAGAATTGTCAGATCGTTTTGACAGAATGAACAGGGTTGTTGAAGAGCTTTTAAAAGGTAGTACGCCAACCCAAATTGCAACGATTACAGGCATACAAAGAAAAGAAGTTCTTGAGCTGATAGACGACTGGAAAGATGTCGTTCATAATGATAGCAACATAAGAGACCGTGCAAGAGAGGCAATCTCTGGTGCGGATCAACACTATGCAATGCTTATTAAAGAGGCTTGGAAGACAGTAGAGGATGCAGATCAGTCTGGTCAACTAGCAGTCAAGTCTGGATCTCTAAAGCTTATCGCTGATATAGAAACTAAAAGAATTGCAATGTTGCAGTCTATTGGAGTTCTTGAAAATAATGAGATTGCATCTCAAATTGCAGAGACAGAGCGTAAGCAAGATATACTTGTTAAGATTTTAAAAGAAGTAACTTCAACATGCCCTAAGTGCAAGATGGATGTTGCTAAAAGGTTATCTCAGATAACTGGAGTAGTTGAGTCAGTTCCAGTAGAGGAATCCGATGTCGTTTGAGTTTACAGACCTTATCGACATGCTTGACGGGGAGGAGTTCGATGAAAAACCAGTCGATCTTAGAACGTTTGTTAGAAGTCCAGAATACCTTGGGCTTCCAGAACTTTCCGACTACCAGTACACGCTTATTGAAAAAAGTTCTCAAATCTACAAAGAAGCAACACTTGTCAAACTATTTGGAGAAGAAGAGGGACGAGTAAGGTTTAAGCAAACTGCAAATGAAGTAGTTGCTCAGCTCGGCAAAGGATCTGGAAAAGATTACTGCTCTACTATTGCTGTTGCATATATTGTATACTTATTGCTGTGCCTAAAAGATCCAGCAACTTATTATGGAAAGCCTCCAGGGGACAGCATTGATATTATTAACATTGCTATCAACTCTCAACAGGCAAGCAACGTTTTCTTTAAAGGCTTCAAGACAAGAATTGAAAAGTCCCCTTGGTTTGCAGGTAGATACACAGATAAAGCAGCTGAGGTTAAGTTTGATAAAGCAATCACAGTCCACTCTGGCCACTCTGAGCGTGAAGCTTGGGAAGGCTATAACGTTATTGTTGTTATCCTTGACGAAATTTCAGGATTCGCAATCGAAAATACAACTGGGCATGATCAGGCAAAAACGGGTGCCGCCATATATGACATGTACCGTGCATCAGTAGACTCCCGCTTTCCAGATTTTGGTAAAGTAATTCTTCTATCCTTTCCTAGATATAAAAATGACTACATTCAGCAAAGATATAATGCTGTAGTTGCAGACGTCGAAACAATTGTTCGTGATTATAAGTTTAAAATGGATGAAGATTTGCCAGATGGAACACAGGGAAATGAATTTGAAATTCAGTGGGAAGAAGATCATATTCTTTCTTACAAGATCCCTAGAGTATATGCTTTAAAGAGGCCTACATGGGAAGTTAACCCAGTAAGAAAGATAGATGATTTTAAGGTTGCATTTTTTACAAACCCTCTTGACGCTCTTTCAAGATTTGCTTGCATGCCACCAGATGCCGTAGATGCATTCTTTAAGTCAAGAGAAAAAGTAGAGAAAGCTTTTAACAAAGCGCACCTAGCTGTAGATAACTTTGGTAGACTAGAAGAATGGTTTATACCAGATCCAGATAAAGAATATTTTATACATGTTGACCTTGCTCAAAAGCATGACCATTGTGCAGTTGCAATGGCACATGTTAATAAATGGGTTAACGTAAAGGTAACAGATACATACTCTCAGCCAGCACCAATTGTTGAAATAGATGCAGTTAGATTCTGGACGCCAACAAAAGATAAGTCTGTAGACTTTACCGAAGTAAAAGATTATATTCTTTCATTAAAAACACGAGGATTTAAAATTCGTGTATGTACCTTTGACAGATGGAATTCACATGATATGATGCAACAACTAAAACAATATGGCATCAATACAGAAATTCTATCTGTCGCTAAAAAGCACTACGACGATATGGCAATGGTTGTAGCAGAAGAGAGAGTGGTTGGACCACATATTCCTTTATTAATTGATGAACTATTACAATTAAGAATTATGAGAGATAAGGTAGACCACCCACGAAAAGGCTCTAAGGACTTGGCGGACGCAGTATGTGGATCAATCTATAACGCAATAAGTAGAAGTAAATTTGATTCTAATCAGGAAGTAAATATTCATACTTACGAATCAATGAGCTATGACAATGATTTTGGAACAGCAGCAGATGGAGAAACAAGTTCCTATAACTTAATTAGGGCTCCAAGAATGCCAGAAAACTTAAAGGACGCAATGGACAGGATGCAAATAATATGAGTACGTATCAAGAAAAAGCAAAAGAATGTAAGTGTTGTGGCAAGCATGTTCCGCTTCCTACTGTGTTAAAAGAATATAATGGAATAGTTCTTTGTCCAACCACATTCTCTAATGTAATTGAATATAAAAGAATTTGGAAAGCTTCTGGGGTACGCCCAATGGGCAACATAAGAAAACATTTTTCAGAGTATGTACAGCAAATAGTTGAAGAAACTATTGACAAAAATGAAGACGGCACGTTATAATATACCACTAGGCAACATTAGCTTAGTCGGTTAAAGCCCCGAACTCATAATTCGGTAATCGTAGGTTCAAGTCCTACATGTTGCACAAGGAGACAATATGAATGAAGATGAAGAAAACGATGCAAAGCTAGCGTATTATTTAGAAATTGGTGCAGTGAATTTTGAGGGCGTAGATGAAAATGGAGAAATAATATATTCAATTAGTGAAGATGCCAAAGAGATAGCACCAGAACTATGGCAATCTCATATAGATTATATAGATAGATCTCTAATGGATTTGTATGAAAAGGGTCTTGCTCAAATTGAATATAATGAAGATCTAGAAGCAATTGTTAGCTTAAGTCCAGAGGGCCATAGACTTGCAAGGGAAATGGGTTTAATAGAAATGGATTTAGATACGGATATACCAAACGATTGAAAATGCCTTCGTAGCTCAGAGGACAGAGCAGGACTCTTCTAAGGTCTTGGTCGCAGGTTCGACTCCTGCCGAGGGCGCAAAGGTCCTTATAGCCCAGCGGTAGAGGCGGTAGACTTAAAATCTATACAGCGTTGGTTCGAATCCAACTAGGGACACGTAACATGCGGATGTTGCATATTGGTAGTGCCTCTGCCTTCCAAGCAGAAGGGGTGAGTTCGATTCTCATCATCCGCTCCAAAATTTGATATAATAGTATTAGGTCGCCAATAGGGGCCTATAAATTAACTTATTCGCTTGAAAGGGGAATAAAATGGTACAAACATATACATGGGATCTTTTTAAGGATCCTTTTTTTATTGGATTCGATAGAGCTTTAGATACATGGAGCCACGCTCAAACAGTATCAAGTGCAACTAATTATCCACCATATAACGTAATCAAGGTAGACGAAGACAACTTTGTTGTCGAACTAGCAGTTGCTGGATTTGCTAAAACAGATATTGATGTATCGACAGCAGACGGCAAACTCACCGTAAAGGGAGAATTAAACACAGAGGATAACGATTCGAAGTTTATCCACCGTGGAATTGCTGCCCGTAAATTTACTCGTGAGTGGGCACTTGGTGAATATATGGAAGTAAAGGCAGCGGAACTAAAGGATGGAATGCTTAAGATTGATATTGTACGCATCCTGCCAGAAGAGAAGAAGCCGAAGACTATCAAGATCAAATAAATAGTATAATAGAAATCTGCACCCCGTCACTGGGGAGTCGCAGATTGGACCTGAGCATGTCCTCAAACTGCTCATTATTAATGAGAGGCACAAAATGTTTGAATACTATGTAAAGAAAGTAAGTAAGATTGTTGATGGAGACACTATTGACGTAGATATAGATCTTGGCTTCGACATTTCATTTAGCTCACGAGTCAGGTTGGCGGGAATAGATACACCAGAAAGTCGTACTACGGATAAAATGGAAAAAACATTGGGCCTAGAGTCTAAAGATTATCTTAAGAAAGCAATTGATGCATCTAAAACTGTTGTAATCAAAACAGAAAAGATGGATTCATCTGAAAAATACGGAAGAATATTAGGCTGGGTATTCCTAGACGGATCAGACGTTTCAATAAATCAAAAAATGATTGACGATGGATATGCTTGGGGATACATGGGAGAAACTAAAGTAAAAGACTTTGTTGCTCTTGCGGAAAAGAGAAAAAGTAGAGGTAAGTAATGCCTGTATACGAATACAAGTGCTCATATGATGATGCACATGCGACAATGTCTGTTCATAGATCAATTAATGATGATGACCCAGGATACACTTGTGTAGAGTGTGAGGCGGATATGACAAGACACTTCACTCCATTTGGAATACAGTTTAAAGGCAATGGGTTCTATAAGACTGATAATCCTAAATAAGGTATACTATAGGTAGGGCAACCCCCAATAGGAGTCATTATGCTAAGAACTAGAAATTTAACTTTAACAGCAACACCAGCACTTTTAACTACAACTGATGAGGTAGAAACACATAATACTATTTCAGTACAGAATACCGATCCTGCAGAGTACGCATGGATTGGCTCTGAATCAGTAACAGATTCCTCCTATGGAATTCAACTATCACCTGGCCAGGTATGGAGTGCCGACCTTGGCCCTTACGACAAGCTATACGCAGTTGGTGCTGCAACAATTTCTGTTTTAATATTGGAGAGATAAGATGCCGTTTAACATTACATCAACAGGCGGTTCTGGCGACGGAGCTCCAGGTCCTAGAGGACTACAGGGTTTACCAGGAGCCGACGCTCTTTGGAATTATGTTGGAGCGTATAGTGGTGGTGCATCATATGCAGTTGGAGATATTGTAACATACGACGGACAACTTTGGTACCGTGCTAATGCAAACGGTGGAAATGTTGGAGACACGCCTTCACAAGGATTTATCTGGAACCTGCTTGCCGCAAAAGGGGAAGATGGAGTGGATGGCTCTGGCGGACTTGTATATCTAGGAAACTATGTTTTAGGTAATGGTTACGTTGCAAACCTTGCAATTGTAAAAGGAAGCGACAATAATTTATATATTGCAAAATCAAGTGGCGGTTTAGCAGATCCAGTTGGTAACACTGCAGAGTGGGATATTTTTTCCAACAATGCTGGCGGTACCGCAGATCTTGGAGACTTCCAATTTACTGCAGCAACCGCTAATGTTAATAACTCACAAAATTTAAGATTAGAATCTAGAAGATGGGATGGAACACAAGCTTCTGCTTTAACTCTTGACCCAGGTGATCCTTCTGCAAGTCTGAGTGCGACTAATATGCAGGGTCAGTCCTTTAGCGAGCTATGGACTCAGGCCACTTGGAGCGGAGAAACGGTTGATATTTTAGATACCCCAGAGATTATTAATTTCTTAAATGAAATAACTTCATACGCAAGTGTACGACGTGTTATTATCAACGAAAACGCACCGATTAATGTTACTAGTTTCGGTTGGACTACAACAAATGTTCAGTTTGGAGTTGCTCTGCCAGCTGAAGAACTAACACCAATAACAGACATTACATTTATATATGAATTTACATCTCAAGTACGTCTTGATTATGATAATGGTGCCATCGATATTTCTGGAAACGGAATGAATATCAACCTTACAACTACACAGTCAAGAGACATTAATCTTACCTCTGCCGACGATATTAACATAATCTCCTCCGACGATGCTACTCTCAGAGCATCTGGAGATGACTTAAATCTTCATGCAGGGGACGACATTCGTTTTATTTCATCATGGGATAATGCCGATCATTCATGGACAATGGATTCGGAAGGAAGACTACAACTTCCAGGTAACGGTTACATTGAAAACCCTAAAGACTCATCTGGGGATGGATATGAAAATGATACTATAAAGATAGTTCCAGATAGTCTTTTGGAGTCAGATCAATATTTAATAATTGATCCTACAGCTCCAAACCACATTCATATTCGTGCTGGTGGTGTTCAAGATTACTCTAATGCAGAACTTATCCTTGGTGGCGAAAGAGCAGGAGTGCATGTATCTGATCCAGCTGGGGATGTATGGGTTCAGACAAAGAAAGAAGACTACCACTGGTCTTGGCAAAATGTAAACCCTAATGATGGAACTACATACATTACAAGCTCATCTATGTCAGAACCAGATATTGGTGACTTTACAGTTCAGAATGGCATTAAGTATACAATCACTAGTGTATCTAGAGATGAACCAAACGGAAACACTGCATACATGGCAACAGGAAGCAATGGAGAACTTCTAAACTTTGTTTCTCTTGCATATTATACATTTACTAGAGACAATGGTAATTACGCTTGGAGATTTGAGGCTATTGATGATGCCCCAGCTCTTGTTCTTCCGCCAGAAGAGCCAGTAATTGTAAACATGGCAGTACCAGGAGATATTACTCTTAGTGCGTATAACGGAATTAAAATTGCAGCTTCATCAGGATTTGGAATTGAATTCCCTGATGAAACAATTCAAACAACAGCTTACATTCCAGGTGGAGATGCTCCAGTAGAAACACTATTTACAGTAAATGGTGGAACTACTGCAGCACAACCAACATTTAATGGGACTCCACTATTTAGCGGAAGCTATGTTAGAACTGGTCAGTTAGTACACTTTCAAATACAGGTAGATATGGATAACATATCTGACTTCGGTACTGGACAATACTATGTTGATCTACCATTTGCTGCGAAATATAACTATACCTTTAAAGATGGTAGTCTAATCGATGCTTCATCAAACGATAGGCACAATATTGGTGGATATGTTACTGCAAACACAGAAAGAATCTTTTTAACATTTACTGACTCTTCTGGTCACGATGCTATTTTTGATTATAACAGTCCAGTAGTATTAAATTCTGCAGATAGTTTTTATATTTCTGGAACATATATAGCTAGCTAAGTTTAATTAAACTAATATATCTGGTATAATTAATAAGTAAGCAAACATATTGCATTACTTAGGAGATACCTAGTTGACTAGAAAGTTACAGTATACCTTAACCAGCCTTTTTATAATCGGCTGGCTCTTTCTTTTTGGGCCAAGTAATGCCCATGCTGAGGAAGTTACAGTTCAAGTAACACCAGCAAATCCATCTTCAGATACAGCCACAGCAACCACTCCTATTACAGTTGAGATAGTTGCAGACAAAGTAGAAGCGGCAGCAGATACACTACAAGCAGCAGCCCAAACACAAGGCAATGCGATCATATCTACAATTCAGGCAAATGTGCCAAACACAGATACTCAGACTGCTACCCAAATTGCTACAACTCAAGAGCCAATTAAGGCAGCAGTTGAATCAGCAACAGTCAAGGTACAAGAGGCTAACACTGCAATACAATCTGCTGAGACAGCAGTCACAGTTGCAGCAACAGCACAAGCAGCAGTTGAATCACAAACTGCAGTAGTTGCCACAGCAACAACAAATTTAAATAATGCTCAAACAAATTTGAATACAGTAACACAACAAGTTGAATCTCAAACTGCTGTAGTTGCTACAGATACCACAAACCTTGCTACAGCCCAGGCTGCTGCAGATGCTTCAGCCGTAGAAACTACAACTAATGGAATTGAAGTAACAACATACGCATCACCTGGTGGACAGCAGCCTCCGCTTCCAGCAGAAAATGCAACACCACTTTCAACCACAACAGTTCCTTACATTGCTCACCAATTTGGGAGCGGACAGGTATTTAATTCTGGGCGGGTAGACAATGTAATTGTAAAATTTGAAGGAACTATTACTGTTCCAGAAGAAGCAGTAACGGTAAAATATGCAATCCATTCTGACGATGGGGCAAAGATGTATGTAGATGGACAGCTTGCAATTAATGAGTGGATTGACAAGGGCGGGGGTTGGAGTCAATACTCTCCAACCTATAATACAACTACAGACAAACAACAGGACTTTACTATTTGGTACTATGAAAATGGTGGAGGGTCGCAAGTTATACTTGGCTGGCTAATAATGAGACAAGATGGAAGTGGATATTTTACTACTCCAAATCAAACAGCATTTGCAACTACAATAGTAACAAAAGATCCAGTATTAGTTGCTGCAGTTGCTACTGCACAGACAACTCTTAATAATGACACTGCAGTGCTTAATACTCTTACTACACAGAAGACTGCAGCAGAAGCAGTAGTTGTAGATAAAACAGAGGTAAAAGCGGTTGAAGTTGCCACATTAAATCAGCTTACAGAAACTGCTACAGTAGCAGTTCAAGCAGCAGATACACTTGCTAATACAGCAACAACAAAAGTAAATGAAGCAGTAACTGCAATGACAAATGCAGCACAGGTTACAGTTAATTATTATGCAGAGCAACAAGCAGCGGCACAAGCCGCAGCAAATGCCGCAGCAGAGGCTGCAGCAGCTCAAGCAGCACAACAAGCAGCAGCAGCGGAAGCTGCAGCACAACAAGCAGCTGCACAAGCAGCAGCCGCAGAAGCAGCAGCCAAAGCAGCAGCGGAAGCTGCAGCAAAAGCTGAAGCAGAAGCCAAAGCAGCAGCGGAAGCTGCAGCAAAAGCTGAAGCAGACCGTGTAGCCGCAGAGGAAGCCGCTGCTAAAGCAGAGGCTGATCGTGTAGCAGCAGAAGAAGCAGCAGCCAAAGCAGAACAAGAAGCTAAAGAAAAAGCTGAAGCAGATGCAAAAGCAGAAGCTGATAGATTAGAGGCAGAGGCTGAAGCGGCAGCGCAAGCAGAGGCAGATGCTAAGGCTGAAGCAGAAGCAAAGGCTCAAGAAGAAGCAAATGCTAAAGCAGAAGCGGAAGCTAAAGCACAAGAAGCGGCGGATGCAAAAGCAGAAGCTGAAGCAAAAGCTGCAGAATTAAAAGCGGCAAAGGCAGAAGAAGAAGCATTAAAGAAAGCAGCAGAAGAAGGCAAACTAACTGAAGAGCAAAAAGAAGTTGTTGTAGAAAAATTAGTAGAGAACCTTGCACCAGGAGAGTCTATTTCAGCAGCAGAAGTTAAAGCAGCAGGAGTATCTTATTCTGATTTACCACCAGCAACACCAGTAGATGTTCGTACTGATGAAAATGGAAATGCAGTTGTAATCACTGCAGCAGTTGCCGCTCAAGTAGAATTGTTGCAGAACCCAGGAGCATTGGTAGAAGAATTATTTACAAATCCAGCAGCGGCCCTGGCTGCATTTGGAAGCATAGGCGCAGATATGTCAGATGAAGAAAGAGAAGAAGCAACAGATATGGTTGTTGCTACAGTTGTAGCAGCAGGTGCAGCAATTAACGCAGCAGCAGTTGCCACAGGAGGAGCCACAGGAGGCAGCACAGGAGGCGGAGGAAGTTCTGGTGGGGGTGGCGCTTCAGGTGCTAATTCACCAGGTTCACGAGGAGGAAGAAAATGGTAAGAGTTGTAAAAAACATAATCAAAGATCTAATTGATCAGGCATGGACACTCCTAGGCATGTTTATAGCATGGGTAGTCCTTGACGGTAGTGCTAAAACTATTGTGGGATATGGAATTATAGCCACCACAGGCCTTTGGATAGTCACAAGCCCTGCTAGAAATAAAGACTCAGAGTAGGGTATAATAGTGGTATGAGGAAATTAATCACTATTGCCCTATCTGGGCTATTAATGCTATCATTAACTGGATGCGATTCTTTAAATAGATATCGATATCCTTGTCAGGACCCTGCAAATTGGGAACTTTCAGAATGCAATCCTCCAGAATGTGAAGCTTCACAGACTTGTACAAAAGATGTAATAAAAGTTACACCTACTACACCAGAACAGGAAATAACAAATGGCTAAAGAAAGATTAACGGCTGCAGATTTAGATGCTCGTTTAAAGTTTATTCTAGGAATTACTCTTGGAAGCATTTTGTTTCTAACAGCAATTGGAATTATTTATGGGCTTCTATTTGTAACCCAGCCTATTGGAGCACAGTCAGAAAACGACAAAATGTTTTTTAATGTGCTAGGTAGCATCGCAACCTTTATTACAGGAACACTTGCGGGAATTTTAATTGGTAACTCAGGTGCTAAGGATATTATGGCAGCCCAGATAGCAAATAAAGAAGTAGATGCAAAAAATACACAGGCTGATAAAAAGCTTGAAGCGGAGATTGACGCAACTGCTGCACGTTTAGCTGCAAAGCCAGACGGAGAAATGCCAGCAGAACAACCAGTAGATACAGATTGGGACAAGGACTAATGGCAGAACAGGGTACAGCAGCACGTTTAATTGAAGTTGCTACAGCGGAGATTGGGACTATTGAAGGTCCAAAAGATAACGAAACAAAGTACGGCGCTTACACTAAAGCTAACTTCCAACCATGGTGTGGAAGTTTCGTCAACTGGTGTGGGAACGAATCTGGTGTGAAAATTCCTAATACAGTTTATACTCCAGCAGGAGTAACAGCATTTAAGAAAGCTGGTGCATGGATTGATGGAGATATCGCAGATCCAGAGCCAGGAGATATTGCCTATTTTGATTTTCCATCAGATGGCGTCGACAGAGTGTCTCACGTAGGAATTGTTGTTAAAGACAACGAAGACGGAACAGTTTGGTGTATTGAAGGAAACACATCTTCAAAGAAATCTGGAAGCCAAAGAAATGGTGGAGAAGTTTGTAAGCAACTTCGTGCCTACAAAAAGAACAAAGCTGGAGTAATGATTTCAATCGTAGGATTTGGCCGCCCTAAGTTTAAAGGTTCAGCTGCAGCACCTGCGGCAGCAAAAAAGACTGCTAAGGCTCAACCAAAAGTTTGTCCTACTTGCGGTAAATAATGAATACCTATAAGGTTAAGTTAGAAGTAGAAGCTGAAGTAGAAGCTTTTGACGAAACTGATGCTCTAGACTATGCCAGCGATATATTTGGTATCGATGATGAAATTAAAAACGTTAGAGTAATCAGCGTTAAGGAGAAATAATGGACAAGAATAATATTATAAAAGAAATTAAAGTAATTTTAGAAGATGTTATTTTAAAGTCAATCGACCCTAAGCCAGAAGATCTTACAGATGAAGAGATTTCAAAATCTTACGAATCAGATAATGAGGAAGAAGATAAGTGGGACAATATGGAAAAGGCATGCTGGTCTGGATATACACAGCGTGGAATGAAAGACAAGAATGGTAGAAAAGTTCCTAACTGTGTTCCCGTAAAGAAATCCTTATTTGGTTCAGAAGGACCTCAAGATTTAGTACCAAAAAATAAAAAATAATCTATTGACAGGGTCGCAATTTTTACTGTATAATAATACGTAGAGGTTGCGGCCTTTGATATTGGCCCTTAGCTCAGAGGCAGAGCGGGAAGCTGTTAACTTCTAGGTCCCTGGTTCGATCCCAGGAGGGCCAGCAAAAATCTAGGCGGACTTACTAGATAGGAAAGAAATGCTTAATCTTACACTAAAGGGTGTAGAAGTATTTATAAAAAGATCAGCAACAAAAAACCAAGAATCATATTGGGAAAATTATGATTTGTTAATTTGGAAACAATCTGCAGGCGGATTTACTGATATAAAAGGAATGTTCCGAAAAGATCAATGGGGAGTTACAGAGAGAATTCCTGTTAACGAAAACGGAATATGGAAGTTGCCAGCAAAATATGTCAGACATTTTAGATGAATTAGGCGTAGACGAAGATGATTTTGATTGGTTCCACCTTGGTATTTGCAGGGGGATGGACACAAACTTATTCTACGATAAATATGAAGCAGATATAAATATAGCAAAAAGCATTGACGAGGCATGCCTATCTTGCCCAGTTTCAAAGATGTGTTATCAGGCGGGTGTAGAAAATGACGAGCAGGGTGTTTGGGGCGGGATCTATTTAAACTCTGGAGCAATAGATAAGTCAAGGAATATACATAAGACTGCAGATGTTTGGAAAAGGATAAGGTCCAAAAATGGAATTCATAAATAAAGATAAGAATCATTTTAAGTATGGAATTAATCAATGGACTGGAGAACCAAACAAACCAGTTTTTTATAATAAATCAATGTCTGATGCAGTAAGAGGAATACAAAAGCCAGTGATTGGATTGCAGATGGATATAGTAAAGTATCCAGAATTTCTTTGCTTAAGGCTGTATGAAGATAACTTTATTCAGTTTACTGGAAATAAAAAAGAAATGATTATTGACTATCTTGAAAAGGTTAAAAAAGTAATTGAGTCTTACGGAGTAAGATGTGAGCTAGAAGGCGTACCAAGCCAAAATGTACTAGGAAAAGGAATATAAAGTGGAAAAAATATTATGCTATTGCTGCAATAAGAGTAAGAATAAGCTTTCTGTAAAGAAGTCTTCATTGCTTCCGATCAACCTATTCATGTGTGAGACATGCATATCTTCTAAGTTTGAGCCTAGATGGGTAGTTATATTGTCTGGTAGACAATTGGGTACAGAGGCTGTAAAAGATTTTATTGTCAAAAAGAGATATATTGGTAACGATATTTCTGCTTCAGAACTGTTTGTTTAAATAAGACTTAGCACTCATATTGCTGTATAATTAGTTTATAATGGAAATAAACTACTTATCTGTATTAATGGCAATATCTGCCGCCCTTGTTTCTGGCATGGGTACGGCTATAATTGCAGGGCTTAGAGATAACAGAAAAGAAAAAAGAAGGCAGTATGAGCGTGATCAAGACCATTTAAAGTTAGATTTAAAAGATCTTAAGATAGAATTATATAAGATTGAAAAAGAATTAAATGAATGGAAAGATAAATACTATAATGCTATCCAGGAATTAATTGGAGTTAAGTCTGAGCTTGAGGCAACCCTAATGGAATTAGCCCATTTTGAACACCATATGGACGAGTTGGACAGATAATTTTTCATTTAGTATACTGGTACCATGACCTGTATAGTAGCAATTGCCCAAAATGGTGTCGTTTATATGGCATCAGATCATGCTGCATCAGATGACAAAACAGGCTGGATACTTTCAAGAAAAGAACCTAAAGTTTTTAAAGTAGGACAATACGGAGTTGCTTTCACCGACTCATTTAGAATGGGACAAATTTTACAGTACAGTTGGACCCCACCAAAATACACACCAACAAAAACAAACTCAGGACTTGATAAGTTTATGAGAACTAAATTTATTGATTCAGTTAAAACTGCATTTAAAGACAACGGATACGGAAGCATTGGCTCATCATCAGAAGAGGATACTGGTGGAATTTTTATAGTAGGAGTTTGCGGAAGAGTTTTTACAATTGATGAGGACTTCCATGTAGGAGAAAACATAGTTAACTATATGGCGGAAGGCAGTGGTGGAATGATAGCCCTAGGAGCTTTATACGCTACAAAGAATCAAAAGAACCCTAGATTAAGACTTAAAGCAGCATTAGAGGCTGCAAGTGAGTTTAATATGAGCGTAGCCCCACCATTTACATATATCCAGGTTTAGGGTATAATTGATTCATGGATCTTTTAATCGTTGCGGTATTGGTTTTTTTTGTAGCAATGTGGGTCTCTAATGTAAAAAACAAAATTAATAATTTTTTTAAAACATATGAAGTGGTAATTGTAGATAAAGAAGATATAGAGAAAGATCCTAAAGAAGTAAGAGATATACTTTCACTAAAGCCCGATACCTACGATAACTCTATGGACATAAGAGGAGTCCCAACTCACCTTTGTCCTTGCGGATCAAACATATGGAACCTAAAAGTAATATTTGATAACTTTGAAATTGCCACCTATTTCTTAGATATGGAATGTGTAAGTTGTGGAAGCGTAGCAACAGCACCAACACCAGTAGACAAAAGCGAGATGTAGTAATGAGAAAGTCAGAAAGAATTAGACTGCTAGAGTTGCAAATTGTAAGGCTTGAAACCACGCTTGAGCTATATGGCCAGGTATTGTCTAATCTAATAGAGCTTCAAGAAATGCAAGAGTCCGTCAATCTAGACGCAGGCAAATGGTATAAGTCTAAAACAGAACAAGAATAGCTATTGACAAACCAAAAATATTTAGTAGAATTGTACCTATGAATAAAAAAATAACTATGGCTCTAGTAGCCCTAATGCTTACTGTACCAATCACGGCAAATGCGTCCGTTAAGAGAACACTTAGCAACACATCTTTGCCAGCACCCACAATAGCAATCCTAGATTCTGCGATTGACATGTCACAACAAAAATTTAAAGATCGTGTTGTTTATGAAGCTTGCTTGATTGAAACAATTGAGGGATCAACAGCAAGATGTCCAAACGGTCTTAATAAAATGGAAGGTGCAGGTGCTGCAACTCTCCCAGTTAGCCGATTATCATTAGGAGGCTTTGATCACGGAACGCTAATGGCGGACCAAGCAATTCAAACAAACCCTAATGTAAACATTGTTTTTATTCGAATCATTGGTCAGCGTGAGAATGGTTCAAGAGAATTTACAAATGAAGCAACTGTTTATAATGCGCTACAATGGGTTGCAGATAACCAATCTAAATTTAACATTCAATCTGTAGCAATGGCACAAGGCACACACAACCTAGGTCCAGCTGGCACTGATTACTGTCCAAAGACACCGATCACTGCATCAAAGATAAACTCTTTAAATTTGTTAGGCGTTGCGGTATTTTTTCCAGCAGGAAATAACAGCGACTACCAAAGAGTAAATTGGCCAGGATGTATTCCATCAGCAATTACAATGGGTGCAACTTTACCGACGGGAGCGATTGGATTTTATTCAAACTACGATCCACTTTTGCTAGACTTCTATGCTCGTGGAACAACTGTTCTACATGGTCTGAATGGAAATAGAGTAAACTTTGCAGGAACTTCAGCTTCTGTTTTAGTTGGAGCAACTTCATGGGCAACTGTTAAGTCTGTCAAGTCTAACTTAAGCTATTCAGAACTTTACAATCTAATTTCAAAGACTTCTTCTGTTACAAAAAGCTCAAGAGTTAGCAAGGGAAGTCTTATTAATTTACAGGCGGCATTAAATGGCTGAGGAGCAGGTAACATTACTAGAAGGCATTGTTGCTGATTTAGCAAATGAACTGTATCAGAAGTGGTATAACGCTGCTACGGAAGATCAACAAACAGAAGAACTTTCTAAAGCTCTAAGAGAAAATGCAACACAGACAACATACTGGGTTGTTCAAGAGTTTATGAACAGATTCAATGATGCAGCAGAATCGCTGAAAGATAAGTAAATTGATCATAACTGATAATTCATTTAATGAAGTAGTCTCAACAAATGATTTAGTCTTGGTTGATTTTTGGGCTGAATGGTGTGGACCATGCAAAAAGCTCTCCCCAATACTTGATGAGATATCAATTGAGAGGGGCCTACTCGTTGGTAAGTTAAATGTTGATGAGAATCCTGAAAAAATGCAGGAATACTCTGTACATTCAATACCAACTATGGTACTATTTAAGTCTGGTCAACCAGTTAAAACGATTGTTGGGGCAAAGCCTAAACATCTTTTATTAAAGGAGTTGTCCGAATGGATTTAGAGTTCGATAAAGATTCTAATCATTTAGAGTTTGAAATATGGCTTAAGAATGGTTATGATCGTGGGTGGGTGTCAGATGTATTTTGTGATACGCATGACGGACCGCCAATGTCAGATGAAGAAATGCAAGAATGGGAAGAAGGCGGAGATCCCTGCTCGTTTCATGTAAAGATACATGAATTACACTAAGTTTCTGTGCTCACATAAGAGGCAGAAGAAATAAGGAGAATAAATTAAATGAACTCATTTAAGAAAGTATCGCTAATCATCGCTGCAGCCCTGACTAGCACAATGCTTGTAACGCCAGCGGCTCAGGCTAATGCTGGAACTGTTACCCTAACGGTAGCAGGATCTGCAGCAACAGGTGGAACAGTAGTTGGAACACCTGTAGCACTACCAGTACCAGCAGATAACAGTATCGATGCAGCAGATGCATTGCGTATTGCAGTAACATCAGTAGACACTGGAACAGTAGTAACAGCAGTTGCAACTAATGCAACAATTGTTCCTGCTCTAGCAACACCAACAGCACCAGTAACCGCTTCAAGCGGTTCATCAACACTTTCAGTTTCAACAGGAACTGGAAATTCAGCAGACTTTTTTGTATATACTAAGTCTACGGCAGTAGGAACAGTTGCGATTACTCGTGCTGGAACTACAACAGTTTATTATGTACAAGGCACAGCAGGTGCCTTAAACTCAATTGCTATTACAGCGCCATCCTCTGGAGCAGCAGGAACCGTTGCAACACTTAGAGTAGCAGGATACGATGTATTCGGAAACCTAAGAGGCGGGTCAACAATTAACACTCTCGTAAGCTCAAACGGTGCAGCCGTTGTTACAGCGCTTACAACAGATACAGCAGTAGCAACACTTGGAACTAAGGATCAGACAGTCACTCTTCCTGCTTCAGGTCAAGTTGTAGTTACAGCATACGCAACAGTAGCAGCAGCCGTAACAGGTCTTACAACACCAGTAGGTTCTGTAGTTGCAACAATTGCAGTCCGTGATCTTGCAGGTGAGCTTGCAGCAAGAACAGCAGAACTAGCAGTTGCTAATGCAGCACTGGCTTCAGAAAGAGCTGGACGTGCAGCAGACAAGGTAGCCTCAGATAAGGCACTTGCAGATGCAGCAGCAAAGTTTGCGACTGACTCAGCAACAGCAACAACTGCAGTAGCAGCAGCAAAAGCGCAAGCAGCACTGGCTAGAGCAGCCTTTGTAGCAGAGTACAACGCCCTAGCAAAGAAGTGGAATGCAAAGAATCCACGTGCAAAGGTTAAGCTAAAGAAGTAATGCTAGCACTCTAGCAAAGACTTTACTAAAAGCTGGGGATAATGTATAATTATGTTATCTCCAGCTTTTTACCTAACAGAAAGAAGTAAATGAAAAAAAATAATAAGGGCCCGATTACTGTTTACTGGGCACCGCATTCAATAGCAGAAGACGATGATACAGGCGTTGTAGGTAATTGGAACATGATGTATCATGAGCCTACCAATGTGTTTAAGTATTGGGCTGAATTTGATATAAAGTCCGAAGACAAAATACAAGACTCTTTTATAAAATGTCCAGCGTTTAAAAATTTAAGCAAGAACATATACTCTTGGCCATGGCCTTTTGATTCAAGCTATTCATATAATTCTCATTCAGGACTTCGTGATCAAATAGAGATTAACTCATTAACAGAACACTTTGTTGCATGTCACCCACCAAGAAACCAAACAATGACAACTGGCCCAAACATTGAATTCTCATATAGACTACATATGTTTGCAGAAGAGCCCCTTGAGGTTATGCTAACTGGACCATATCTACAGCAGGTAGAGTATATGAAGTATGGATTCTTAACAAGCGGTCAGTTTGATATTGGTCAATGGTTTAGAACTTTAAATGTAGAGATACAGCTATATGGAAATCAGGGAGAAATTCATTTTAAAAAAGATGAGCCTATATTTTATGTAAACTTTTTAACTGATCGTAAAATAATTTTTAAACGATTTGAGTTGACTAAAGAAATTGATACTTATTCAAGAAAATGCATTAATGCAAAAAGCATGTTTGGATACAAATTGCCACTAGTTGATTCTTATAAAATTTTTAATAAGAGCAGGACAAGAGATATATTGCTTAAAAAAATTAAAGAAAATTTAATTTAATGAGCATAGAGGAATATCAAGATGAAAGAATTAGGCGGCAAATCTCTAATGAGATAAGAGGTCTAGAGCTACCTCCAGAATGGAGACCTAGCGAAGTGATAAGGTATATTGTAAGAATAATAGAAAAAGGAGTATAATTAGTATGTTTAAGAAATTAAGACTATGGTTGCTGGAACAACAGGTTAAAGCCATGATAAATCAAGGTGAAGGCAACGGAAAGGTAGAAAAGATGAGCACAGCAAAGAAGACTGCCCCAGTTAAGAAGGCTACGGTCAAGAAGGCACCAGTCAAGAAGGCTACAGTCAAGAAGACAGCCCCTAAGAAGACTACAAAAAAGAAGTAATGTCTTTAGGAGAAGTATGCGAAGTGGCGGGATGCTCTAAAATAGCCTCCCGCCTAACCACAACCGAGACAAAATACATAGTAGTTTGTGACGATTGTTGGAATAACAAGTATAGAATTTAAAAATGCTATAATAGAGGGATAGATGGATTTCTAGACCCATCTAAATACAACCTATAGGAGTAATAAAATGACAGACGGAATTAACTTAACAGGATTTAACGAAACAAAGCCAGCAGCAAAAAACTCAATTGATGCATCTGGAGACTACTCACCAGCTACAGGATCATTCCCAGCAGCAGCAGACAAGTCATCACAAGATGGTGCAGGTCTCGGAAACAACGGTAAGTAATCATGTCAGAGAATAAAGAAAAAGACATCGTTGAAACACCAGTTGTAGAGGCTAAGCCAGAAATTAAGGTAGAGCCTAAAGTAGAGTCAGCACCAGCTGCTGATTCTGTTGTAGATTACTGGGCTAACGCCTGGGCTAATCGAGGCGTATAATGTGCATTGAATGCGGATGTGAAGCATTAGGTAGCGAGACTGGCATTGTTCCAGTTACAGTTACTGATGTTTCAAGTGATGGAGAATCAGGCTTAACAAAATGAGCGAAAACGGAACAGGCACACCAACAGCGCCAATCTCTGAACCATCAGGAGCCTTAACAAGTCGAGAAGTACCAAGAAAGTATCCTAAGCAAGGAACAAGATCTGGAATCAAGATCGATCAAAATAAACACGGTATACGAAGAGAAACATCGCTAGATCCAAGGCCACAAAAAAAGGGCAGACCTAAAAAAGTATAAACAAAAATATGGCCTCAGAAATGGGGCCATATTAGTTTAAGGATAATTATGTGTAAGAATTGCGGTAACTGTTCATCAGAACATGGCGGAAGAACAATAGATGACGCAGTAGATGAAGTATTAGATTCACCAATATAGTCTATTGACTATATTGTCTACATTAGATAGAATAGACTTATGGCAAAAAGAATATATTTTTCAAAAAGTGACGGAACAGAAGCTGTTTATAACCCTGCACCTGCAAGCAAAATTATACCTGAATGGTACAAGAATGCTAAGTCATATTTAAATAATGAAAAAAAGCCAAGCATAGATCAAGCATTTGTTACTATTAAGAAATGCGTTCCCGTATTTGATTCAATAACAGCAGGATATTTAATTTTATTAGGTCGAGATGTTTACTGCGAACAAACAGAGACAGGACCATTTTTTCATTGGAGAACTGAAGGTTCGGATGAGACCGAAAGGGTTCTTACACAGCATACTGACTTTCAGGTTCAAAGTCACCCAGACAATGTGTCTGGACATCAGCTTAAAATTGAAAACCAGTGGATAATTAAAACGGAGCCAGGATACTCTTGTTTAATTGTACCTCCAATGCATAGGGACAACAAAATTATAATTCTTCCAGCAATCGTTGATACGGATAGGTATTATGAAAAGATTAACCTACCATTTAACCTTAAAGACAATAAGTTTGAAGGAATGATAGAGGCGGGTACCCCTATAGCCCAGATCATTCCATTTAAAAGAGAATCTCATAAGATGGAAGTAGTACCTTTAGATAAAAAAAGAAGCTTAAATAATCAAAGAAATGTTTCCTCAAAGCTGTTTGATGCCTACAGAAACCTATTCTGGCAAAGAAAGGAATACAAATAATGCAATACAAAGTTTTTGATGAACCTATTACTCTTATTGTTAAAACAAAGCGACCAGAAAAGTGGTTGCTTGTAGATAGAGAAACTGGAACGGCTTATCAGGGTAGCCCAAAAGGACATTGGGATAGACTAGATCCATATATAAAAACTATTGACGATACTCCTCAAATATAGTATACTGAATATATGAGAGAGCCTAAAATTATGAAGATGGACTGGCGTTCATTGGGCTATTGGCCTGTCTATAAAGATGGAAAGCTTACATGGGAAAAGGATCCAGACAATGGAGAATAGATACGATAACCTAACATGGGCGGAAGGCGATACTTGGTATGGCTGGGTATACAGTCCAGAAAAAAAGCGTTATTATTTTGATGATATTGGTAGCAAATCATTAATAGAATTGTGGGAAGGCCACTGGGCTTGGGAAGAGGCGAAAGCTAAATGAAGCCATTTTTAATTCTTATGCTAGGTCTATTTATATTCCTTAACTACATGGCTTGGCTACAACAACAGAGAATGGGTGCATGATGTATTGGTCTTATGTATTAGCAGCAATTGGTGTTACAGGCATATTCTTTGTAGGGCGGAAGACAATCTGGGGATGGCTAGTATTATTACTAAATGAATGCTTATGGATTATCTATGCTGTAACAACCAAACAGTATGGCTTTATCTTTGCAGCAATTGCTTATGGAATAGTCTATATTAAGTCTTACTTATTATGGAGACGTGAAGCTGAAAAAGGTGTATGGCTATGAAGAATCTAATTAAATCTATTATATGTCAATTTAAAAGCCATGTGCTAGTTCCTGCTGGATCATGCCCATTTACGGGCAGGACTTATGAGATGTGCACTAGATGTACGGCTATGATACCTCTAGAGAGCCTTGAATGACCAGTTGTCCTATATGTTACTGCGTGGTGGAAGAAAAGTTTATGTCCATGCATATCATGTGGCATGAGGAACCTGATGAAGAAGAATCTCACGCTGAGCATGTTCCAATTAACCAAGTGAAGTATGAGTTCTGATCCACTATATACGTATGGATTCTTTTGCAAGAAAGATAAATCTATTATGACCCTAGAGCTATCTAAAGAACTAGACTATATTCCTAGTTGCCTAAAATGTAACTCTAATATGATCATAAGATACTCTATAGATAATAATGGTAGTATATGGATGAACTCAGCAATAATGCATGAATAAAGTGAAAAAGTGCGGCGGAAAGTAGAAGCCTCTTGTCAGTACCTGACATCTGTGCTATACTGATTATAGTAACAATTTGGGTTCGTCTAATGGTCGGACACCCGTTTCCGAAACGGATAATATAGGTCCGATTCCTGTACCCAAAGCAATTAAAAAGCGGGGAACCAATGGCATATAGCAGATTTACCAATAGCGATATATACATATACCCAAGCGTATCTGGACATATAGAATGTGCAGCATGCTATCTAAATGAACCAGAGGATGAATATTCTCTATTCTCATCATCTGTAAGCATAACCAATGATGATCAATTAAGAGCTCATCTGGAAGAACATGCCAAAGCTAGTCATGATATGCCAGAGAACTTGCTTCAAGAGATCCTGGCTGATCCAGACAGATATGGCAAATATGAATAACGATATAGACTGTTTATATCTCTGGAAGTCATGGTCCAAATTTGAACCCAACAACCCATATGTGCTAAATGCCAAAGATAAAATGGCGGGATACACCAGAGAAGACTGGATATCTATGAGTGTAGAAGCAACAACAATGATGGAAGATATGGGCTATATAGTAAAGAATAACCTAGGAGAGTTTACAGAGGATATATTTGATACCCTATGCTCACATTTGCAAAACTGGTTCTTTGAGGTAGATAAAGCCCTAATAGATAGATTTGCCATATTTAGCATATCTGTCCCAGAATACATATCATTTTTAAATAAGTATGGAGATGGACTAAATCTCTATTTCTACAGGATGTGTCAGAGATACTCTGCCAAGCTGTCAATATAGTCCATACCATTATATCCCCCCGCCCATAAACATCGCTCATATAGCCTCCTAGACCCCTTATAAATGGAGTAAAGTGGAGCATTGTGGAGAATAAATACTATAGATACATTATCAATTACTATACTTATATGTAGTTAGATATATGTATGTAATTGAGCATACCATATACATAAACGTAATGTCAATAGATCCATTTGCAGAATATACCCATGTCTACTATATTTCAGGGATTTTGTCAATAGCCTCGTAAATGGCATATTTGGCCCACATTGTCAATAGATTTTCATAGAAAAATTCTGACAAATTCTGGCCTATTTTGCACATATTATGTTAGATTCAATATACATTCTATATCGATCTATATA